TCAGCGCCGTCCGCTGTCGAACGGCATGAAGCCCGAATCGAGCTTGGTCTCGATCCGCAGCAGATGGTCGGTCAGGCGCTGTTCCACGTCCTTGAGCGTCGCGAAGGAGACATAGGTCTTCGCGACCTCCAGCTTGTAGGCGGCAAGGCTCTCGCGCACCTGCGCCTGGGCCTCCTCGGCCCGGCTGCGCAGATCGTCCAGCGCGCTGTCCGCATCCTTGCGCACCCGCGCGATCAGCCAGAACAGCCCGCCCATCGCCGGCAGTTCGACCGCGGTAATCCACCAGGCGAGATCCAGTCCTCCGGTCAGGGCATCATGCATCGGGGTCTCCCGTTCGTGTGGTGAGGAAACGACTCAAAGCTCCCAATCCGCCTCCGCCATCACCGCACCCGCACCGCGCCAGTCGGCGCGGCGCTCTGCCGGGGCGGTGCTGCGGTCGAAGCGGTAGGGTTCGGCACCCAGGCAGCCGGCCACCGCGTCCAGCCCGTCGTCGGGGCCGCGATAGCGGCCGTCGGGCCGCCAGTCGCGCATCTCGCGGATCAGCGGGGTTTGCCAGACCTGCCGATGAGCCAGCAGGCGGCGGTCGGCCAGCAGGGCGTTGAAGGCCTCCATGATCCGGCGCGCCTTGGGCGTGTGGCTGAAATGTTCGACCACGCCGGCCGCCAGCCGGTCGTCGCGCAGCCGTTCGCGCAGCAGTCCGGGCAGGAAGCGGCCGAGGCCGTTCACCTCGATGTGGATCGCCGGCAGATGGTTGTCGGCCAGGAAGCGGGAGACCTGCCGGCATTGCTGGTCGGCCTCCGTCTCCGGCGCCTTGGGATCGACGGCCAGATACTGCACCCGGTGCAGGTAGAGGCGCTTGTCCTCCCCGGCGAAGACCGCGGCGACCACGCTGCCGTCGCCGCCTTTCGACCTGCCGTCCCCCTCCCCCGCCGGCCGGGCGAAGGCCGGGTCCCACCAGCAGGTGGCGGAGACCAGCTTCACCCCGTCCAGCGTCAGCACCGCCCGGCCCAGCGCCTCGCGATACTCCAACTCCGCGTCATAGCGTCCGAGATTGTCGACATTCAGCACCCCGTCGGTGATGCTGACCGGACGCAGCAGCATCTGGCTGGTGAATTTGTTGGGGCCGGTGGATTTGCGGATGCGGGCGACATGCGCCTCGCCGAACCGCTCCTTCCAGGTGTAGGTGCGGCGGCCCTGCTCATCCTCGGTGTAGACCGGCAGGACCAGCCGCTCGAACCCGTCCAGGAAGGGCGGGCTGCCGTCGTCGGTCTCCTCGGCATAGAGGCTGTCCTGCGCGTGCGGCGTGCCGACATAGAGCTGCGCCCCGCCCGGCACCAGCACATACTCCAGTTCCGACAGACGCTCGCGCAATGCGGCGCGCTTCACCGCGGTGTCGGCGTTGCGCGGCACCTCGACGTCGTCGCAGATCACCACGTCGGCGCGGCTGCCGGTGATGTTGCCGCCGATGCCGGCCGCCGCCATCGACGGGTCGCGCAGCTCCATCGGCCGCACCACGGTGAAGCGGTCGGCCGCCCACTGGTCGCGCTCCCTGGTCGGCGGTTTCAGATGGCTGCAATCGGGATGGCGTTCCAGGATGCGCTTGACGTTGCGCACCATCTTCATCGCCAGCTTCAAATCGGCGGCCAGCACCAGCAGCCGGCGGTTGGGGTCGCGCAGCAGCAGCCATGCCGCGAACAGCCCGACCAGCGTCGATTTGCCCGACCCGCGGAAGGCCATCAGCAGCATGCGCCGGTTCGACCCGGCCAATTGCTCCTCCAGCCAGCCGGCCATCCGCGCATGGTGGGCGGGGGTCTTCAGCTCCACCATGGCGTTCCAGCCCTGGACGAAGCCGGCAAAGCTGTCGTCGTCCTTCCCCGTCATGGATTCCGCCCCAGGATGTGCCAGCCGGCGCCGTTGGACATCGCCGTCACCGCATGGCCCTGGGCGATCAGCGCGATGGCCTCGCTGTCCGGCCCGCCGCCGCCGGCCTGGGTGACGGTGACGCGGTTGCCGCTGGTGTCGGACTTCTTGACGGTGACCGTCCGGCCGACCGCATGCGGGGCCGAGGGGGCCGGCAGCCGCACCTCCACCGCCCCGCTCCAGGCGCTGACCAGATAGAGCTGCTGGTTCAGGTCCGGCTCGAACAGGCCGGGGGTGTCGTGATAGTGGGCGTTGCCGGGCTGGCTGTTGCCGGCGACGATCCACCAGCCGGCGCCGTTCGACACCAGCGTCACGAAATCATACCGATTGCCCAGCGACAGCGCCCGCCCGTCTGGCCCCGGCCCGCCGGTCTCCGTCACCGTCAGCGGGTTGGTCGAGGCATCGGTGCGCTTGATCGTCACCGCATGGCCGTTGGCGTCCACAGCCTTGGGCAGACGCAACTCCACCGCCCCGCCATAGGCGCTGGCCAGATAGACGGAGCTGGTCAGGTCCAGCGCCACCACCCCGCCCGTGGCCGGCTCGACATACTCGGTGTCATAGCGCAGAGCCTCCACCACCAGTTCGGTGACGCGGCTGCGCTGAAGCCGGTTCTTTTCCGGATAGCCGGCGTTGACCGCCGTGTACTGCCCGCCCGACCGGTCGAGGATCGCCGGCCCGGCGGCGGCGGAGAACAGGTTGACGACCGCCGTCTCCACCGACCCGGCATCCAGCTGCAGGTTCGGCAGGGCGCCCAGCGACTCGGCGTAGAAATTCACGATCAGCGTCTTGTCGGTGACGGCGCCGACGCGGAAGCAGGCCTCAGCCTCCGGCCACAGGTTGGCCTCGCAGTCGAAGAAGGCATTGTTGAAGCGCCCCTGCTCGACGAAGAACCCGCAGCCGCTCATCGGCGCCGACAGCGAATAGACCCGCACGGCGTGGAAGCGGTTGGCGTTCGGCGTGTCGCCCGCCCCGGTCCGCGTCAGCCACACCCCATGGCGCGACGGCCGCGCCACCAGCACGCGGGCGATGTTGTTCCAATAGCAGGGCAGGTTCGGGTCAATGTAGCCATCAAACAGCAGTCCCACCTCCGGCTCCCAGATCGTCAGGTCGGTCAGGCTGTTCTGCACGCAAGGACCGTCGCGCCCGAACAGCCGCACCCCCGCCTTGCCCTGTTCCAGCCGCAGGCCCGACAGGGTGGCGTAGCCGTCCGGCAGATGGATCAGGTCGAAGCCGTTGGACGCCCCGCGGATCACCGACGCCTGCCCCACCCCGTACAGCGTCCGCCCATGGCCGAGCGTCAGCGTGTTGGCGATGCGGTAGGTCCCCGGTGGCACGAACACCGCGCGGGCGGAGGTCAGCGCCGTCTGCAGGGCCAGCGTGTCGTCGACCAGCCCATCGCCCACCGCGCCGAAATCCTTGACCGACGCGAGGTCGGCCAGCTTGTCGCGCACCGGCCGGGCAGTGGCCCCGGCCCCCGGCGGCACATAGGTCGCCAGCGCCTCCTCGTCCACCGGTGGGCGGATCGTCGGATTGCCGGCGCTGTCGAAGGCCAGCAGCTTGCCCCGGCGCAAGTCCCGCTCCGGCAGCAGCGGCGAGGCCGGCAGGTCGCTGTCGCCATAGCGCAGCATCAGCTCCTGGTCGCCCGCCACCTGCTGGAGCATCGCCGTCAGCCGGTCAAGTTCGCCATTGAGGGCAGAGGCCGGCAGCGGCCCGCTCTCGCCGAAATCGCTGCGCCGTTCGATGGGAAGCCGGCGGCGCAGCAGCACCATTGTTCCCTCCGCCGGTGCCGCGGCAAAGGTCACCGCCCCGCCGGCGCCGGCACCGGCCCCGCCGACGGCATAGCCGGTGCTCTGGAGCGCGGCGCCCAGGAAGACCTGCAGGTCCTCATCGGCGAAGATCGGAAACGGGTAGGTGAAGACCCGCTGCATGCCGTCGGCGAGATACTGCACGCGCGGGGTCCCGCGCGGGATGAGAAGCGACGTGGTCATCGGGGGTCTCCGCGAAAACGGACACAAGCGCGCTCAAAAGAACTTGCTCATGTATTCCAGCCGCTGACGGTCGGCGAGTTGCGACAACTCCAGCAGGTTGCGGCGCTTGGCCTCGTCCAGGCTCTGCTGGATGGCGGCGCGCTTCAACTGGTCGGTCGCCTGGGCGTCCTTGCGCTCGGTCTCGCTGGAGTTGGTCAGCCCCAGCAGGATCGCCTCGCCGGAGCCGTCCTGCGCGGTCACCCCCCGCGCGCCCAGACCGGCGCGGGTCTTGCTGACCGCCTGCCGCAACGCCGTCAGCCGGCGCTGTTCGGCAGCGTCCGCCGCGGCGGTCAGCTGCGCCAGCTGGGTCTGCGCGTCGGTCTCCTTGGCGCGGACCGCCTCCTCCTGGCTGGCGCGCAGCTGGGCCAGCGTCTGTTCCTGGGACGAACGGTAATCGTCCATCTCCTTGGCCCGCGCCGCCGCAGCCGCCGCAGCGGCGGCCTCGTCCTTCTGACGTTGCAGCTCCTCCTCCCGTTGCCGCAACTCGGCGTCATGCGCCCATTGTCGGGCCTGCGCCTCGGCCTCCAACTGGGCCTGCTGCTGGCGGGCGGCGGCGGCGGCCTGGGCGCTGCGTTCGGCCGCCGCCGCTTCCTCGCGGTATTTCTGCTCAAGCGCCGCCTGGGCGGCGGCGGCCTGCGCCGCGTCCTGCTGGCGCTTGTACTCAAGCTCGGCTGCGGCCTGCTGGGCGGCAGCCTGTTGCGCGGCGGCACTGGACTGGCCGGCGCCGGCGTTGCGCACGGTGCCGATGACGGAGTTCGCCAGCGGCAGCGCCGTGGTCACGAGGGGAGCGATTCCACCCATCAGTCATTCACCTTCAGTTCCATGGTCACGGAAAGCAGCGTGAAGGGCAGCGGCGCATCCTGTTCGATGCGCCACAGCGGCACGTCGGTGTCATGGCGCCAGCCGAGCGCCCGCAGCCGGCGATCGCCGGACACGCGCGGCGGCACCCCGCCGGCCGGTTGCGGCCCCAGCCGGTGAAGCGGAAGTTCCTGCAACCCGCGTCCCAGATCGACCCGCAGCGCCGCCGTCTCCTCCAGCCGGAAGGTGACGGCGACCAGCCGGACGATGTCGGCCCCGGTCGCCTGCCCCAGCAGGTTGGGCGGCAGCGGTTCGACCCGGTGGGTGTAGGGCAGCCCGATCTCCACCTTGCGCGCCGGCGGGTCGAGCGTGACGCTGCCGGCCTGCACCGTGGCCGGGTTGCGGATCACCCCATCGGCGACGATGGCGACCGTCCGCCCCTCCAGATGCGCCAGCCCGCCCCAGACGGCGGTTGCCTCACCCCTTTCGCCGGTGATCGCGGCGTCGAGGTTCAGCGCGTCATCGAACCGCTCGACGGTCCACACGCCCCGCCGCTCCACCAGCGCATAGACCTCGTCCCCCACCGCGGCGACGGAGCGCACCGCCCCGTCGGTCTCCAGCAGGGTCCAGGCGGTGACATTCTCCGCCCGGTAGGCGGTCAGCGCCCCCAGCGTGCCGTCCTCCATCGCCACGAACAGCAGCCGGCGGTTCTGGTCGTAATCCTGGTCGCGCGGGTTCGCCACCAGATGGCGGGCCAGCAGCGCCAGATCGTTGGCCTGATAGGCCGCTTCGGTGTCGGTGTAGAGGAACTCGCGGATTTCACGCCGGTTGCGCGGCACGAACAGGGTCGCCCCCTCGACGTCGCGCGGCGGGATGGCGCGGTCCATGGGGGAGCCGATGCGCGTCTGCCGGTTGACCTGCATGCTCTGCGGGGTCAGCGGATCGCCGGTCACCATATACTCGGCGCCCGAGGTGAAGACCTGCAGATGCCGGCCGGAGAAGACGGCGCGCACCGCGTTGACCTGATCCGACAGGATGCCGAACTCGATGGCCTGATCGTCCAGCCCCTCGCCCAAATCGAAGTTCCAGATCTGGGCGGAACGCGACAGCCACAGCCGGTTGGGCAGGTCGCGCGACCCGCCGATGACCAGCCGGTCCTGATGGAAGGCCGCCGACACCGGCCAGCCGCGCAAGCCCGAGAAGGCCTGTTCCTCCCACTGCGTCGTCGGCTGGGTGTCGGCCAACACCTCCTTCACCGTGGCGTTGACCTGCGTGGCCGACACCACGCCGGTCACCTGCAACTGCTTGCCCTTGATGCGGATGCGGGTGCCGTCGTGGCGCGGGTCGAACACCGGGGCCGAGGCGGTGACGGTGATCGCCCCGCTGGTCCCCGACGGCGTCACCGTCACCGCCGGATCGCCGAAGCGGTGGAAGGGCGTGCGCACCAGTTCACCTTCCACCGCGAAGGTCCACTCCGCCAGCGTCCACACTCCGTCGTCGCCGCGCGTCAGCTTGCGCGGCGACAGGTCGGGGTGGCAGACCAGCAGCGTATCGGCGCTCTGCGTCCAGGTGATCTGCGCCAGTTGCGTCAACGTCCAGGGTGCGGCAACCGACGCCAGCTTGCTCCCACCCTGGAACACGTCGATCCAGCCGTCGGTGAAGACCAGCAGATAGGTCTGTTCGCTGTTCCGCTCGAACGCCACCAACCGGCCGTCGCCGCGGGCCAGCCCGGTGAAGGCCAGCCCCGACCGCCGCGTCACCCCGCCGGTCGGGTCGATGAACAGGTTGCGCAGCGCCAGCGCGCCGTTGTCATAGGCCTTGAGATCGCCGCGCCCGAGCAGGCGGCGCGACACCTCGCCGGCGGTGAAGTTGGTCTTGACCTGATGCAGCCGTCCCATCAGGCCCTCGCATCGATCAGGGTGAAGTCCTCGAAGCCGGGCTGGCTGTCCTGCTGGGCATCGATCTGGCGGGCGCGGCGGAACTCGCTTTCGGCCAGTTGGGCCAGCAACTCCGCCCGCGTCGAGCTTTCGGTCAGCGGCAGGCAGAACTCGGCGGCGAGCCGGGCGATCAGCACCTGATCGAAGAAGGGCGGGAAATCCTCCTCCGCCAGGCGGCCGATGTAGGACAGGGTGACGGCGCCGGCATCGCACAGCAGCGTCCGGCCATTGATGCGATAGGACAGGCCGCGCCCCCGCCCGTCGCCGCCTGCCCCCAGCGCCCGCAGGAAATTGGCCGGCAGCTGGAAGGCGCAGGCATAGTCGGCGACCGGCGGTTCGGCCAGCCGCGGCAGCGTCGCCTGGACGCTGGCGAAGCTCCAGGCATTGGCCGACAGCAGCGCGTCGCGCGTCGGCGCATAGAGGGCGGCGGCGACCTCCGCCTCCGCTGTGCCGTCGTCGAAGGACGCGATGGCGGTGGCGCCGAGCTTGATCAGCGCCCGGCCGCACAGGCCGATGGCGGTCAGGGCCATGGTCTGGTCTCCCTTCCAGGGTTCCGGAAAGGCGCCGCCCCCTATGGTCGACGTGCGGCGCCCTCCCCCATCGGCGGATCAGTCGCTGTTGGCGCTGCCGAACGGCGTCAGGTTGGCGACATCCACCGCCCCGTTGGCGCTGGCCGCCACCACCAGCACACCGGTTGCCGGCGTGGCGCCGCCGACCGCGCAGTTGGCCAGCAGCATGTCGCCCACCCGCAGCAGGTCGGCCGCGCCGTTGAAATAGCCGGCGGTGTCGACATCGGTCGCCGCATCGGCCGTGGTGTAGTGCCAGAGCGTGAAGCCGTTGGCATAGGCGAGCACGCTCAAATCCTTGGACGCATAGGCCATGGATCGAAGTCTCCGGAATCTATTGGGGGGATGCGGGAGAAGGGGAGGATCACCGTCCCCGGATCAGCTCTCCAGGCAGCGCAGGGTCACCACGCCGGTGGTGTCGATCAGCGCGGCGCCCTGGCTCATCATGTTGTTGACGAAGTGGGCCGCGCGGTCGCCGTGCCAGGTGATGTCGGTCTTCACGTCGGCGCCCGCCGCGTGGCCGACCGCCGTCTTGTGGTACCAGTGGCGGGCCGCAAAACCTGTGTTTTCAAACGGTTAGCATGCTGTTTTGCGGAACATTTTGCAGCGGGATGAGAACATCGAAGTCTTTTGCTGGGCAGTTTGTTCTTTCCGTGTTCTCTGCGCGCCACGCTGCCGGCGGGGCGACCGGATCGCCCCGTCGCTGCAGTAGCGATACCGCCCCTATGTGCTCGCGCCCCGGCCGGCTCTGAGTCCCGGCCGCCTACAGCGGACGCATTTATCCCTGCCCAGAGCGCATCAGGGGCGGCACTTGATCCGGTGGCAGCCCTCAGCTGGATTTAAGGCTTCAGCAACGGATGCATAAACGCACACACTTGCTCCATCGCAGCACAGTTGTTGCCCGAAATTAAAAGTCGCAAGTCATCACATTTCGCTGCATTTGCAGGGTTCCCCCATCAGCCAAAAGGGCTACCCTATAGGCAGCGCGCCCTACAGTTTGGGAACCTGACAAGGTTCAACTTCGCTGTATGTGGGTACTTCTAATATAGATCAGGGCTCCCAACACCATGACCCCACTTCCGACGCCTACCTGCATCCTCCGCGGCACGTACGTCCGGTCCATGTTTGGCGACGTGCCTGTCGAGAGCCTGAAGATCGGCGACATGATCAAGTCGTCCGTCACTGGTGAGTTCCGCCCCATCCGTTGGATTGGGCAGCGGCTACTGGCTGGCTCGTCGTTCGACACCGAACATCTGCGCAAGGTTCATCTGCCAGTGCGGATCGCCCGCGACGCCATCGCCCAAGGCCTGCCCTCCCGCGACCTCTACATCTCCCCCGGTCACGCGCTGCTGATTGGCGAGTACGGTGTTTCGGCTCGCCTGCTGATCAACGGCTCGTCCATTCGGCAAGTCGATGCGATGGAGGAAATCGAGTATTTCCACATCGAACTCGACAGCCATGACGGCATGTACGCCGAGGGACTGCCGGTCGAGACTTATCTCGAAGCGGACAACCGTCAGGCTTACGACAACGCCGCCGAGTACGAGGCGCTGTATCCGGGGGACGATCCGCGCGTCCAGGAGCCCTGCGTGAAGATCGACATTCCGCTGGCTGCGCTGGAGCAGATCCGCACCAATGTGAATAAACGCGCCGAGCAGATTGAATCCGTCGAAGTGGCGTGAGGCCACTTCAACGGCGGTTGTCGAATAGATATGGCAAGGGCCGTCCTTCAGGGCGGCCCTTGCCGGTTAAGCGCAGCATCATCGCGCCACACCCTTCACCTTCTCATAGCTCCGGTAAGCACCCAGACCCAGCAGCGGCACCAGCAGCCCCATTAGCGTGTCAGTGTCGATGACCGGCATCGGAGTGCCGGGCGACCAGATCGACAGCGCCCAGCCCATCAACGGGTAGCCAACCGTCTGGACCAGCAGGCCGCCCACACAGACCCATCCGGCAGCGGGCCGCCACCCGGAGACGAACAGGTTCGGGTTGGCGGCCTCCGCAGCGTTGACGGCGAGTTGCGACGAGTCGCCGGACTGGAGCATGGCCACCAGCTGGGCGTTGGCCGACGCGGCGGCCTTCGCTTTGGCGTCCGGGTCCGGGATCTTGTCCAGCAGATCGGCCAGCAGCGGTGTCAGAGCGGTGATAAGCGGAATGGCGACGGCCATGGATGCCTCCTTTCAGGAATGAAAAAGCCCGCAGCCGAGATGGCGCGGGCGGGACGGGTATGTGTTACAGATGTGATCAAGGTATCGTATTAAGCGTGCTCATAGTCTCGAGGCTGAACATGCAGGAGCTGCAGTACAATTCCCCGGAAGAAGTCCAGAGCCAGCTCTCACAGAATGCGGTTCTGTGGATTGTGACGGCCAATAGCGTGACCGGCACGCTTTCCTGCGCAGTATCTCTGCCGGCGATGTACGAATGTCGCGATCGCGGACTGATAGAACAGGCTGAGCAGATTGGGCGGTGGAAGCTCAACCAGCAAGGCTGGCACGTTCGTCGAGTGATGCTGAGGCAATGAGAGTTACGCCTCCATGAACTCGGCCAGCCGGTTGAACCAGCCGGCGGCGTTGAGCGCCTGATCGTCGGTGCGGCCACGCTTCCGAGCGTCGCCCGAGATTAGGTCGCCGTAGAAGCACATTCGGGCCACAAAGATCGAGCGCCGCAGCCCGGCCGCATCGCCACCGTTGACCGCGGCCAGTGTCTTCGGGCCGACGGCGCCGTCGACTTTCAGCACCGGCCGGCCGACCAGATCATTGACCGCATCCTGAAGCCACGTCCCGGCGCGCGTCGGGCCATGGTTGACGCCCGAGTCGATCACCAGGGCGCGGAGAGCGTCGTCGGTGATGCCGGCGAAGCCCGGCTCCTCGATGTAGCGGGCGCGGTAGATCGCCCGCACCTCGGCTTCATCCAGGGCGGCGACATCGGCCGCCGTGACCGGGCGCTTCCGCCAGCTGGCCAGCGTCGCCAGTGTGATGCCGCCCTTCGTCGGGCCGCCGCGGTCGCTCGGCCGGTCGGTGTAGCGGGGCCAGCCCTCCCGACGGAGGATGGTGTCGATGATGGCTTCGGTGTTGAGTGTCACCATGGTTCAAACTCCGGGCATGGAAAAGGCGCCACGCGGGCGCCGGAGAGGGGTGAGGCATGTCGAAGGCACGGCTTACAGCTTAAATGCTGTGGACTCTTGGTTGCGCCCAATGTACGCAATGCGCTTGTCATCGTCCCGGCGCTGCCGCCTAGATGGGGTCTTCGATGTTTCAGAAACTTGCTTTCAAAGATGGTGACGGGAAGAGTCGTACCGGCACCCTGTACCCCGATGTTGAGCAAGGTCAGTCATTCCAGAATGAAGACAAGATAATAGAGCATATTGTCTCTCAGATGGGAATTTCAGGAAGCGAGCGATACTATGTGGATATTGGGGCAAGCAACGGCATCCAGATGAGCAACACATTTGCCCTGGTTGCAAGTGGGTGGTCAGGAATTTCTGTAGAAGCGAATGCCGATAAGTTCGCGTGCCTCGCTAATTATTACAGATCTTTCGAGGGAGCAAGCCTATTTAGAGGTTTGGCGACGCCAGAGAATATCTTGAACATTTTGTCAGCGTTCAATGCTCCTAAGAGATTTGGTTTTCTCAGCCTTGATATTGATGGCTACGACTGGTTCGTTCTAGAGAGACTTTTGGAAGAATATCGGCCATCGGTTATTTGCATGGAGATTAATGAAAGCCTGCCGCCGCCCTTGAAATTCTCGGTTTTGTATCGACCAGACTATTGGTGGCAAGTTAACCACTTCTTTGGCTGCAGTATCTCCAAAGTATCAGAGCTGGCAGAAAAAACCGGCTACGGGATATATTTGCTTGAATACAACAACTTGTTTCTAATTGATAAAAGACTAGTGAATTTCACTTCCATGAGTGCAGAAGAAGCCTATCTGAAAGGTTACGTTAACCGCGAGGATAGGAAAAAGAAGTTTTACTGGAATGAAGGTATGGATGCCCTCATTGGTATGAGCCCGGCGGAGTCTATAGAATTTGTAAAGGATAAATTCTCGCAGTACGAGGGCATGTACACGCTGGAAGTCTAGTAGTTCGATTGAATTCATACATCCTGGAATACCTGCAGAAATAGCATTCCAGGATGTATGCCAAGTATACTTTTAGCGCGCGTCCAGATTTAGCCAGTTATCTCGCCCACCTAAGCCGGATCCGTACGGCAGCACAAGGCAGATATATGCCATGCACCTGTCAGCACTGCCGTTCAGATGCCAATTCCTTCCGGCGTGCTTAGTGGATAGCGTAGGCAGTGGCACCCAGAAGAACACACGCGCTTCTGCGGTGCAAAGCCAGGAAACTCAGGAATGGCCCTACCCCCCTACTCGCGACCGCCACGGCAGTTGGAATGTTGTCGCGCGATCAGGGCCAGTCGGCGGCGATGTCCACAGCCAGCACCGCTTCGGCGGTGTCCGCCGCATCAATGGCAGCGATAAGATCCAACTCGCGGTCGAAGCAAGCCTGGACGTGGTCAGAAACGGCATCACCGATTGCGATCACCTGCGCACTGGTCAAAGCGATCTCTGTTCCGTCTGTCCCCTTCCACCGGTGAAAGCGATCCGGATACTTCTCGGCCGTCCGGTACTTCCCATTGAGCAAGGTCTTTGACCTATCGTCGGTAGCGATGACAGAGCCGTCTGGCATCGTGATGCCACCGCACTCGTGTTCCCATCGAATGTCAGCCAAGGCTTCCTTGCGAGCTGCCCGTACCTCGCCCAGTGGGATCGGCTCCACATTCCAGACCCGGATGATCCGGTTGTTCTCCGGGTCCGGAGCGTCAGGCTGATGGGTGGATGCGCGACGATGCGTGCGACTGTCATAGGGCGGGTCGATCTGAAATATTTCCATGCGTCACCTTTACGGAAACGAACTGTAACCGGAAGCCGGCGTGTATTGCCAAGTGTTCCTGGCGACTTTCAAGGTCATCTGCATGTTGCTGATGAGAGCCATGGCAAGGTACAGGGTTGGACTGCCGGTTATTATGAACGCTGGATTGGTTCCTGTTGCCGGGTCTCCACCCCCAGTCATGACACCATCGACGGAGAACCATCCCTTGATACTCGCGACGTTGGTAGTGTCGATGTGAAGACCGACGACCTTACCTGCGGCACTCCATGCCGGCGACCAGCCGGACGTTGACGCGGTATTGCTGTACAGAGTTCCAGCGTCGGACAGGGACCAGGAGTTGGCGACGCCGCTGCCCAAGTTATTGCCATCGATCATGGACACGGTTGATGCGGCAAGGCCGAACATAGCCCATCCCGGGCCTGCGTCTGTAACCTCCAGCCGATTTTCCACATAGAACTTGCCCGATGGAACGGAGGCGGTCGACCGCACGACGGACCAGGAACCGGCCGGGTTCTTTGCCGAAAGGTTGCCGTTCGATAGCACGACACTCGCCCCTTTTGCAGACGGATCGAGGGTCGTGATCGACGATATCGCGCCGAACACGGTCCAGTTGGACACACCATCGGAGACGAGGATGACATTGCCTCCCGGCGCGATTGCGACCGCCCCAGATCCATTGGCGGTTTCGGTCCCGGCCGGGTCGATGGTGATCGTACCGGTCCCGTTATTGGCGACAGGAATGACCGCGCCATTGCCGGCAGCCACGACGGACGGCAGTGAGAGCGTCCATGTGCCGGAGCACGGGATCAGCTTGCCCGCGTCGGCAATCGTAACGGTGTAGGCGCCTGTTTTCTGGCCAGTCGATGGAAAGTTGACGGGCCCACTGCCAGAGCCGCCGACCAGTTGGAACGCGGCGCCGTCGTACTGGAGGAACAGCGTCGAGCCCGCGACCAACTCGCCGCCGACCAGCGCGGCCCCATTCTTTTGGATGGCCTTGCCCCCGATGCCATCCACATTCAGCGTGGCCGCGCCGGAGTTAGCCGCGGCGCCGATCTTCAGGCCGACGACTTGCCCGCGCGTCAGGCTGGACAGACCGGAGCTGGTGATCGCGGTCAGCGCGTTGGCCGTACCGCCAGCAGTGCCGCACCAGTAGGTCGTAATCGGGCCGACGGGACCGACAGCTCCGGTGTCGCCAGTCGCGCCAGTTGGACCGGTAGCCCCAGCGGGCCCGGCCGGTCCCTGTGCCCCGACATCACCGGCTCGGACGAACCCCACCGCGACCGGATCGTCGGCGCCGAAGCCCCCCGGCCCGGTGCCACCGGTCACCGTGATCTTGCGATAGCCGGTACCATCGACCACGGTGCCGGTGACCTGGAACTCCAGCCATTTGGTGGCGTCGGTGCGGTGGGCGATCCGCAGCGTGCCCTTGGTCGTATTGGTGCTGGCAGTCCAGCGGTCCAGCACGGTGGTGATGCTGGCGCCGGCAGCGTCCAGGTTGTCCACATAGAGCGCCGTTGCCGCGGTGACCGTGGCGCTGTTCAGCCGCACCTTGCCATTGCCCGGATCGGCGTCGGCGGTGCCGGTGTCCCAGGCGAGGCGCACCGATGGGACGGCGCCGCCGGCCGCTGCGGCATACTGGCCGGACAGGGTGGCGCTGGTGGAGGCAGCCGACGCACTACCCTCCACCGCCGTCCTATCCTGCGCCACAGCCTGCCGGTCGGCGGCGGTCGCCTGCCGATCCAGCCCAGTAGCCTGCCGATCGGCAGCGGTTGCCTGGGCGTCCTGCTGGGCGCTTTGTGCGCTGCCGGCGGCGGCATCCTCGCTGTCAGCAGCGGCAGCAGCGCTTCCTTCCGCAGCGATCGCATTGTCCGCCGATGCCTGCCCCACCGTGGCGACATCGCCCAGCATTGGCTCAAGGTTGGTGTCAGGCCCGCCGGCGCCGGTCAGGCCGAAGGGGTTGGACGAGAGGCTGAACGGGCCGAGATTGTATTTCTTCAGCCGGTCCAGCGCATCGGAAAGCAGGCTCATTCCCGCCACTCCAGCAGGTTAAGGGTTGTGGATGCCCAGATCGGCGGCAGGTACTTGTGCTGGTAATCGCCGATCAGGCGGAACAGGCCGCCGTACCAGAAGCAGGCTTCCGGGCTGGCAAGCTTCGGCAGCCAGACGATGGGCTTTTCGTTGCCAGCGCGATGGGCGGCGGCGAACAGCTTGTCGCGCAGCGTCGGCTGGATCGCCGCCAGATCGATCACCGCGGTGCGCTTGCGCAGGCCGGGTTCGGCCCAGACATAGCCGCCCGGCTGCTCGATCAGCTCGGTGTTGGGCTTCACCCCGTCGCTCGATCCCGGGGCGTGGCGGGTGATGGACAGACCATTGCCGGCCCAGCCCAGACCCAGCCGGTAGACAGTGTCGTCGGTGCCGTCGGGCTTGTAGGCGCCGCCCCACAGGCTCCACCGGATCACCCGGGCGCGGCACAGGCCGACGTTGGCATGGATGTTGGTGGTGTAGCGGCGGAAGTCCTCGTTTGGCAGGCCGCCGCGCAGCCAGCTGCTGTAGCCGGGCTGCAGCGTCTTGGGATCATAGAGCCCCGGAATCACCCTCCGGTCGCGGCCGTTGGGCAGCCGTGTGTCGGCCACCTTCTGCGTCCGGCCGGCATCCCAGAAGGCTTCCATGCGGAAGAAGGATTCCTGCCAGAGGTTGGCGTGGAACAGGCCGGCATAGGCGACGTCCACCGGGTAGGTCCATTCCATCTCGATCACCAACGGCTCGTCGGCGGTGCCAAGTCGGTCGGTTACCGCCCGATCCTCGAGCGGCGTGGTCAGGATCGAGGTGAGCGGCGCAGTGGTGGCGAACGCGGTGGTGCTGGTCACCTCGCATGGGTTCACCAGCTCGTTGGACACCTCGTTGGTGTCGGCGAAGAAGCCCGCCATGATCAGCGCTCCCCATAAAGGGTGGCGCCGCCGCCCCGGTCGCGGTTGGTCCGGCCGTAGCAGACCAGCGTGGCGCCGGCCTCGAACCCGGCGATGTCGTCGGTGACGGTGAAGCCGTCGCCGATCCACAGCCCGGGCGCGCCGTCGCGGACCTTCACCTCGTAGGGCTGCGGAGGGTCCTGCTTCTCCGCCTCCCAGGCCGGCAGTTCGGCCGCCGCTTCGGCCGCCACCGTCAGGGCGGTCTCCACCGTCGCCACCTTGGCGCCCTTGCCGTAAGCCGCGACGATGGCCGCGTCGGTCTCACCTGCAACCTCCCGCCACTGCTTGGTCCACACCGCGACATCCGCGGCGTCGGTGGCGTCGTAGGCGGTCTGCGACACCGGGTTGGGGTTCTCGGCATAGCGCAACACCACCTGCTTGGCCGGCGGCGTGTTGGAGCGGGTCAGCGGCTTAGCCCCGGGGGTGGAGCCGTCGGATGTGCTGTAGGAGCGGGACGAGGCGGCGCCGGCACCGCGCGGCAGCCGGGTCACCACCAACTGGTCGGACAGGCCGATGTACCAGCGGCCCCGCGCCACCGATCCCACCAGCTTGTCGTAGACGTCCCTGTGGCTGCGGCCGTCGCCGGCCGGAAGATAGACGCCGACGGTGCGCGGCGTGCTGTCCATGCCGGCGGTGTCCACCGTGCTGACCAGCCCGGCCTCGAGCGCGAGCGCCGCCACCGTCTCGCCGATCAGGTGCTTCCACACCCCTCCGAAGAGCCGGCCCTGAACCTCCACCCGGAAGTCGTCGTATTTCACCGCAGTGCGGATCAGGCCGGTGGTCAGATCGACGCGGAACTGGCCAGCCGACGGAGTGCCGGTGGTCGGGACGACCGGCACGGCCAGCGACCAAGCGCGCGGCACCGCCTGGATCGCCCGGCCGCCACCGGCGGACCAGACATGCAGGCCGTCGATGATGCCGAGATAGGTCGGCGCCGCCAGCGGACAGTGACCGATCGGCGCCTCCTTCAGCACGTCCTTCAGCTCCGCCGGCCCTTCGAGCCCGCCGGTGCCCTGGTAGCGGTCGACCTGAACCGGATCGTCGAAGTCGGCCTGCCGGTCGTAGAGCGGGACCTTGATACCGGTGCGCCCATCTGGCGCCGGCAGCCCGGCCCGCGCGGTCCACACCGTCACGGCGCTCGCGTAAGGAGCGGCCTCGTCCACCTCCTTTTCGGTGATAGTCCGGATAGCATAGTTGGTCAGCAGCGGGTTGAGCGGTCGCACGCCCAGCGGCACCCGCAGCCACAGACCGGCAGTGGCGTCCCAGACATTGGCGTAGCGCGGCAGGGTGTCGGCCGATCGCACGTTGATCAGCGACAGGTCGTCCCGCTTGGGAGCGCTGCCGGCCTCGCCGCCGGCCGCCTGCACCAGCACCGATGCCCACTGCCCGACCAGCGGCAGCCACGTCACCGATGCCGGCGTGTCGCTGGCCCAGGACTGGTAGCCCTTGGATCCGGCGCACAGGTACCAGACGTGCGTGTGCCCGTCGGCCCAATGGTGGGTCGACAGCTCGTAGAGGCGGAGTTTCATCTCAGCTTGCTCCTGCGATCCGGACGGGAAGGTCCTGCAGCTCGTCTTGGATGCGATCGAGGGCGCGGACCATGTCGGTGCCAATGTCGGCCGCCTGCTGGGCGCCGGCCCGGGCGAAGGTTTCGATCTGGCCGGACAGGCGGTCGATCCGACCGCCCACCGCCTCCACCGCCTTCACCAGCGTGGCGATGCCACCGCCGCCGCCCAACGCCGCCGGCAGGAAGCCGACGACGGTGGGACCGAGCTCGCCACGCGCGGCCGACACCGCGGTGGCGATCTGATCGGCGGTCCAGATGCGGGCGGGTCCGGTCGCTTCGAGCTCAGGGCCGCGCTCGCCGACGATCCGCAGCCCGCCGACATGCATGCCGCCAGTGGCGAAGCCGGGCACCTGCGCGCTGTGCGCCTGTGCCCGCACCGCCGCCTCGAAGGCGGCGTGATGCCCGAGTTGCACCCAGGCGTTCAGCCCGCCGTCGATTCCGCCGTCGTAGCCGGCGGCGCGGACGGCGGCGAGCTGCTGCGCCTGGGTCAGCGCCTCCCAGGCCCGGCCGACATCTTCCGGAGCGGCATATCGCGCGCCGCCGGCGATGCTGGTGACGTTGGCGCCGAAGGCCGTTGCCCTGCCGCTGTCCATCGCCAGCCAGACATTGAAGGCCTCGTCCAGCTGCCCGCCCCAGCCCATGGCGCGGGCGATGCCCAGCTGCTGCGCCCCGGACAGACCGTCCCAGGCCGCTTGCACCTGCGCCGGCGCCGAATAGTGCGGGGCGGTGACGGCCGAGCCGCTGAGCCGCTGCAGCGGCGCCAGGGCCGCCAGCATCTCGGCCTTGCTCTGCTCGGCCACGCTCTTGAGGTCGGTAATCGCGCCATACTGCTTCTGGGCGGCGTTGGCGGCGTCCTTGCGCCCCTGCTGCAGCTCCTTCAGCGTGTCCTGCGCCGCCTCGAGCTGCTGATCCGCCGTGTCGACGCCCAAGGCCGTCTTGTCGCCCAGTTCGCCGAACACCTGCATCACCGCGTCGTACCAAGTGCGCGCGGTGCCGGCGGAGTTGGCCTTCTCTATGCTGACCAGGGTGGGACCCAGTTGGGTCAGCACTGCCCGGGCATCGGTTTTCGCGCTCTCGGACGCAGTGTCCGATCGCACGGTGGCCAGGGCCTCGTTCCACTGCCGGGCCGCTTCCGCCAGCTTCTCACCGGGACTGATCGGCGCATCGTCGGAGATGGCGAGGCTGTTGCGCGCCTTGATGAACTGGTCCGCCACCTTGGCGGCAGCGACGGCACCCTCCTGCAGCCCGGTGATCAGATCCTGCTGGGCGCTGATCTGCTGATCATAGGCGGCCAGAAGATCGGCGTTGGCCAGCTCATAGGCCCTGGTGGCGCGCTCCGCCGCCTGTACCTGGATCAGCTGGCCGACGTCATACCCGGCGGCACGGGCATCGGCCAGCTGCCGAGCCTGCTGGGCGTCCAGGGTCAGCAGCCCGGCGCCACGGCTGTTGCCCAGCACCGTCTGCATCCGGCTCGCCAGATCGGACTGGTAGGAGGCGAGCGCCTGCGCCACCTGCGCGCTGTCCGCCCAAGCCTGCGTCAGGTAGCCGATGGCCGTGGTGTACTGGTCGGCGGTCAGATAGCCGGCGTCCAGCTGCTGGTCGAGCAGCTCGCGCGCATGGCGCTCTTCGCCGATGGTCAGCGTGCCCCGGCGCGCCGATGCCTCCACCGCGTCGATCGCCTGCGCCAAGCCGGTGATGACGCTGTTGTTGCGATCCAGCCCCAGACCGGTCAGGCGATCCAGTGCGCTGGTCTTCGCCAGTGGGTCGACCAGCGCTTCGATGGACGCGGCACCCTGCCGCTGGGTCAGCGCCACCGCGTCGGCCCGCGCCTTCACCAGTTTGGCGGTGTATTGGGTGGCGAGGTCGGCCACCTCCGCCGCGGTGTAGCCCAACGACAGCAGCGCCGGCCGGAACTGCTCGAACTCGATCTCCGCCTGCTTGGTCACGGCGGCGACGCCGCGCAGCGGCTCCACCGCCGGGCCCAGCCCCATCATGGCGGTGATGCCCTTGCGGGCGGCGGCGGTCAGATCGCCTTCGGTGGCCAGCCCCAGCTCGCTGGCCTTGTCGCGCCAGTCGGTGATGTTGGTTTTGACCTGTTCACCGATCGCCTTGGCCGCTTCGGTGAACGTCTTGATCTGGTTGTTGACCGGATCGAGCGCCGCGTTCATGGCGTCGAACTGTTGGCGGAAGCCGGCGGCGAAGCTCAGATCGGTGGCGAGGTCCTCGGCCTTGGTCGCCTTGGACGTCTCCAGCGCCTTCTTCACATCGTCATTGGCGCCGGTCAGCTGGCCGGTGCCGATCAGCCCCTTCAGGCTCTCGCGCATGTAGTAGGCGAGCGCCTCGTCCTGCGAGGCAAACTCGGCCTTCTGTCCGGCCTTGTCCCCCACCTGCGGGGTCACATACCACTTGTCGTCCTTGGCGAAATACTGCAGCAGGCCGGTGTTCAGACCATCGCCGCCGGTGACCTTGCCGCCGATCGCGGTCACCAGCGTATTCATGGCGCCAGCGACGGCGTTGGTGACCGACTGCATCTGACCGGCGTCGGCCCCGTTGTCCGCCAGGGCCGTGTCGCTCCGGAAGCCGCCCTTGCCGTTAAGGGTGACGTTGCCTGACATGTTCGGGCCGACGCTCGGCTTCTGCGTGCCGATCGCCGCCATGATGGCGGAAATGACAGCGGCGGCGGCGATGCCCCACGGCCCGCCAACGGCTCCCAGGCCCCAGATGGATGCGCCCAGTCCGGCCGAACCGGCGCCCAGCGCTGCGCCGGTGAGGGCGCCACCGACCTTCGACCCTCCCAGGTAATTGTTGGCGATGTAGCTGCCGCCGATTCCACCGATGACGCCATAAGGCATCGCCGCGCCGATGGTGCCAGCGGCGCCAACCACGGCGTTGCCGGTGCTGGTCAGCATCATGTCGGTGGCGGCGGCCTCCGGGATCACCCCGGCCGCCGACGTCGACAGCCCAAGTGCTTCGCCCAGGCTGCTGGTGGCGAAGGAGCCGGCGTATTGGGTCGCCGCCAGCCCGGCGCCGCCGTTGAGCAGCGACCATCCGGCCCGTCCGGCGCTGATCAGGGTGGAGGCATTGTTCAGCGTGCCGGCCGCTCCGCTGGCCTGCCCCGCCTGCCCGCTGACGCCGGAGATCTGCAGGTCCCAAAGCGATGGAGAGTTGGAGCCCAGCCCCAGCATGTTCTTTGCTGGGTTCAGCAGCGCCATTTTGCCGAAATCGACCGCCAGCGAGGTCAGGGCGGCCCGCCACAGGTTGCCCCATTTGACCGTCTCGCCCTGACCCTTGACGATGGCGTCGATGGCGCTCTCGAGCGGCCGCACCACCGCGTCATCGATGGCGTCCCCCACGCCCTGCCACGCAGATTCGGCGTGCTGGGTGGCGATCTGCCACTCCACCGTCTCGGCCGCCAGTTGGCGGGTGCGCTCCACCTCCTGCAGCTGCTCGGCCGATAGCTGCTTGGTGACGTCGATCCCGTTCTGACGGATTTGCAGTTCGGCCTGATAGGCGGCGCGCGCCCGGGAGCGGTCGTCGGCCGACTTGCCGACCAGAGACGCTTCCTTGCGCGCCAGCTCCAACCCGTCGCGCTGCTGCTGATTGTACTGCTTCAGCGCGTCCAGCTTGGACAGTTCCGACGCCGCCTTGGACGCATTGTCATAGCCGGCCGCCAACTCGCGCAGCTTCTTGGCCAGTTCGCTGTTGCCGGTGGCCTCCGCCGCCTGCGCCGCCGCCAGAGCCTCCGACGTCGTCTTGGCCACCTGCGCCTTGCGTTCGGCCTCTATCCGGGCGGCGATGCCGTCATCGGTGGCGTTGACCACCTGACGCTGGGCTTCGGTTTCCAGATCAAGCTGCCGGGTGGTCTGGGCCAGCGACACCGCCTGATCGGCTGCCTTCTCCGCGACGATCTGTCGGGTGCGCGCCTCCACGTCGATCGCCGACGTCACCGCCTCGCTCTGCGCCTGCCGGCGGGCGTCCGCCTCAATCCCAGCCGCCAGCGACTGCTGATAGGCATCGGCTGCCGCGACCTGCCCCTTGATCGCCGTCGCGGTCTGGGCGTTCTGCTGGGCGACGGCCTGGGTCTGGCTGTTGATGGCGGCGGCGCCGGCTTGGTCGACCTGGGCCTTACGCTCTGTCGCAGAGGTGGCGGTGCCGATCAGGTCGATAGCGGTACGCTGCTCGGCCAGATACCGTTCCCGGCTCGGCCCGACCATGCCGGCGGCCTGCTTGTCGACGTCGGCCAGCTTCTGGCGCTTGTAGGCCTCGAGGTCGACGCCCCGCTTGCTGGCTTCCTGCAGGTCGGCAAGCTGGTTCTCGAAGCCGCTCAGCGCCCGCTTAGTCTCGTCTGACGCCCCGGCCATGTCGGGCCCGAAGGCGCGGCGGAGCTTGGTGACCTTCTCCGTCACCTGATCGATCTGGTCGCCAAGCGGCCGGGCGGCGCGGGTGATCTCCGCCGCCTCCACCCCGAAACGGTCACGGTCTTGGTTGTTTTTGCGGATCGCCGCCTGTTCGCGGGTGCGGGCTTCTGTCGCGCGGCGGCGGACGAGTTCCGCCTCGATCTCGATCATGCGCTGGTTGCCGGCGGCCCCGGTACCGGGCGCGCTGAAGCGGCTGTCGACGGGCACAGCATCGGCCGACGCGGCGCCGCCGGTCTCGGCATCGACGCGGGCGCGGTCCAGCTTGCGGGCGTCGATCAGCCGTTGCCGCTCCGCCTCGAGACGGCGGATCGCCTGGGCGTTGGTCTCCGGCGCCACGGCCTCGCCAACGGCGTTGAAGGCGTTCGACACCGCACGCCCTACCCGCTCCCAGGCCTGGGCGAAGGTGGTGGTGGTGTCGGCCAGCCCGCGCACCCGCACCGCCAGCTTGTCGGCGACCAGAACTCGGGCTTCTTCCTCCCGGCCGGTCGCCTTCAACTGGCGGACATGCTCCATTTCCTTGGCGGTCAGGATACCGTAGGACGCCTGCAGCTTCTCCGCCGCCGTCACCGGGTCCTTGAACATGCCAGCAAGGTCGGCCGCCGCCTCTTCCGCGCTCTGCTTGGTGCCGGCGGCATAATCGCGCGACAGCGTGATCAGCTTTTCCATCGACTCCGTGCCGATCTTGCCGGCGCGGATGTAGGCGGCTTCCTGATCGCGGGCGGCGGAGACGGAGATCGAGGCGGCATCGGCGGCGCGGATTGCCAGCTGCTCGAGCTGGTCGGCCGTCGCTCCCACCTGCCCGCCCATCATCCGGTTGGCGGTGGAGACCTCCGCCAGCTTGCGCTGATAGGACTCTCCGGCTGCGACCACCAGCGCGAAAGCGCCGGCGACGGCGCCGATGCCCAGCGTGGCCAGCCCGGCCGGAGACGCCAGCAGCGACATGGCGCGGCCGACGCCACCGACGGCAGACGTTGCCTGCGGCCCCTGCTGCATCAGCACCATCAGCGGGTTCATGCCACCGGCAAGAGTGACCGCGGCGTCCTGCAGCTGATAGGTCAGGTTGGTCAGCTCGTGCGAGGCGAGCTTGGTGCCCTTGGCCGCCGTCTCTCCCGCCGTCCCGGTGTCGCGCAGGGCGCGCGTCAGGGTGGTGTAGCGGTCGTTCGAGATCCGGCCCTCGGCCAGGGCCTTGTCCAGCTTGGCCTGATCGTCCGCCGCCCGACGCGCGGCAGCACCATGGCTGTCCAGCCGATCTTCCAGCGCCTGGAAAGCGACGGCCTCCTTCTCCGCCGCCTCCTTCAGCTTGCGGGCGGCAACCGTCACCGGATCGTAGCTGTCGGCGATCCGCTGCAGCTGCTGCTCGTAGGCGGCACCGGTGACGATGCCGGCGCGATGGGCATCCTCCAGATCGGCAAGCTCGGCCTCGTACCGCTTGGTGGCGGTGGTGACCGGGTCGAACTTGGCTTCCAGCCGGTCGAGTTCCCGGCCCCACGCCTCGATGTCGGCCGCGCGCGAACGGGTGTTGGTGCCCTGGCCGACGATGCCCAGCGAGCGGTTGATCCGCTCCGCCACCGTGCCGACACCGGCCGCAGCGGTCTCCAGATCCTTCTGGACGGTGCCGACAGCGCGCTTGACCGCCCGCGATGCCTGATCCAGGCGGTCGAAGGCCTTGTCGACCTTCGACAACGACCGGTCGATGCGGTCGGTGGTGCCGCCGACAACCTGCGCCGCCGCCTCCATCTGCTCGCGCAGCAGGGCGGTGGACGCCTCGATGGGGATCGAAAGACCGGCCAGATCTTCAGCCATGGGGTGCCCCTGGAAATGCGAAAGGCCGCCCGTTACGGAGGCGGCCTTCCCTTGGAGCGCTGCGACAGGAACGAGACGAAATCTTCGACGGCTTCAGCCGGATCGGCCGGGCCCTCGTCCTCATCCTCTTCGGCCGGCTTGCCGAAGGGAGAGGTTGCGATGATGAAGGCCGTCGTTCCCTTGAGCGCGATCTCGAGCAGCGGAATCGGCGTGTCGAGCACGACATCCGGGGGCCAGTCCTTGGCGCCCAGCACGCGCTCGACCAAGTCATCGAGGTAGTCCTCGAAGGTCAGGAAGCGGCGGGCTCGCCGGCGTCGGCCATTGGCACCGGTGCCGCCGCGTCCCCGTTTCCCCGCTTGGCCGCCGCCGCTTCGTCGGCCGCGCGCTCTTCGGCGGTGCGGCCACCGTTCAGCAGCATCAGCACATACTGGTAGAGCACGCGCGCCATCGGGGTGATGCCGTGGTCGAACAGCTCCTGTTCGGCGTCCGCCGGGGCCTTGCCACTGCCGGCGCAGTAGATGCCGAGCACGGTCTCGTAGTCGACGGCGATCAGGCTGTTCAGTGCGTTCTGCAGGCCGCTGGTGACCTTGGAGATGATGCCGGCGGCGCGCGGGCTGCAGATCAGGGCGACGTCGGCGCCGTTGACGGTGACGGTGACGACGCCGCGGGCGTACTTCGGAGCGGAGCTCATGACGGGAGTCCTCGAATGTCAGGGGAAACGGGGCGTCAGGGCGGGCAGAAAAAAGCCGGCGGCGCCCTGACACGCCACCGGCCCCTCACACGCGGGCGAAGGGCTTAGCTGCTGCCCTTCGGCACCGGGGTGTAGCTCTCGACCAGTTCCAGCTTCAGCGTGCGCTTCCAGGTGTCGCTGCCGCCGCCGGGGACGCGACGGGTGGAGGTCACCAGGGCGCGGAAATAGAAGCGGGTGCCGTGATGCCCGGCCAGCGGCAGGCCGGTATCGGGATCGCGGTCGACGTCGTTCTTTTCCAGATAGAAGTTGTAGGCGTTGGGGTCGATCATCGCCGCTTCCAGGCGCTCGCGGGCGGGATCGTCCTCGATGTCGGCGATGGACAGCTGCATCGCGCCGGGATCGACGATGCCCTTGGCCTTGTAGACCTTGCCCTCGTCGGTGGCGTTGAACTTGATGACCTCGGCCTCGTCGCCGAACTCGCCGAAGTTCTCCACCTTGCCGACGCGCAGATAGGTGTCGGTGGTCAGGCTGGCCGCCTTGGTGCCGACGAACAGCTTCGTGCCAATCGTGGATTGGACGCTCATGATAGTCCTCATTGTTGGTGGATGACGGCGGGCGCCGCCGGGATCACGGGCGAACGATCAGCGCCCGGAACTGGATGACCCCGTGGCGGATGACGCCGTCGGGTTGGGTGAAGGCGGTGGAGCTCCGGTAGACCGGGCGCACCGGCTCGAAGCCGGCGACCGTCAGCGGGCGGTCGTGCAGGGCCGTCTTGATGCTGGCCAGCAGCGTGTTGGTCTCGGTATAGCCGCCTTGGTCGGACCAGACATGGACGGTGACCAGATGCTCTTCGGTCTCGACATCGACCAGCGGGCCGGCCGAGGCACTGACGTCGCCGATGGTGGCGTATGGGTAGGACTGGCCGGCCGGCGCGCCATCGAAGACCGGCACCGGCGCCAGGGCGGCGGTCAGGCGGGCGTAGAGGGCCGCCTGCAGAGTGTCGGCGGCTGTGCTCATTCCAATCCCTTCCCAGCGGCGACCACCCGCCCCAGCGCGCGATTGACCGCCACGCGCACCCGCTTGATCGCCCCGTTGCGGTTGGCCTCATAGGCCGGGAACAGGAAGGGCTGCGCCGGGGCGCCGGGGTGATGGATCACACCACCGTCGGGCATCGGGATGTCGTGCGGTGCGGCGCCGAACTCGACAAGGTGGATGTGGGCGGCGCGGCCCTTGCCCCAGGAGCCGATGCGCGCGGCCAAGCCGCCCTTGGTGAACTTCACCTGGAACTTCCGCATCAGCGTGCCGTCGGCGTAGGGGTGCCCGGTGCCGGGCTTGGGCATCGCCCGATAGGCGTCGGCGAAGAGGGCGAAGGCGCTCTCGGCGACCGCCTCCTTCACCTCGCCAGTCACCTCGTCCGGCAGCTGGCGCAGGACGCGCTGAAGCTTCGCCGCGCCTTTGACGCGGCTGCGTTGACGGGCCATGGATGGTCTCCGGTCAGACGGGAACGCCGGCGTCGCAGTCGATGACGGTCCACATCGCGCGCGATCCGCTGGCCGGCACGAAGCGGATGTTCATGGCCATGCCCTGCCAGAGGATCCGACAGTCGGCCGTGACGTCGGTACGGCGGCGGATGACCACGCGATAAGTCGCCGCCGCCTCGATCTGGCCGGCGGCGGCCCGCTCCCGGCCGGAGAGCGGCCGGACCTTGGCCCAGACGGTCGCCAGTTCAGCCCAGCCCTTGACCGTGCCGCCGCGGCCGTCCGGGATGTTGGCCGGCTTTTCGATCCGCACCCGCTGGTCCAGCTCGCCGGCCCCGATCATGCCGCCCACCATGCGGGCGATGGAGCGCACAACAGCGAGCGGGTCCAGCCCGACAGCGACCGCACCCGGCCGTCCATTTCCGGCACGGCATGGTGCCAAGCGACGCGGTGCCCACCCAAGCGCCGGGGGATCGGCGATCCGTCGGCATAGGGCTGGGCATCGTCCAGCGGCACGCCGGCCAGGATCACCCGCCGGTAGCCCAGCTTGTGCAGGGCGATCCGGATGGCATAGAGGCTGGAGGTGCCGAACCGCTCGACGTCGGTCGTCACCCGGTCGATGCCGGGGCCCGCATCGGGCGCCCAGGTGGTGAAGCCGCCGACGAGGCCGCCAGCAGCACGAGCGGCGACGAAGCCGGCCAGCTGGTCCGGGTGAAGCGACACCCAATGGTCCAGCGCACCGACCACTAGGCCGGCACGGTTGACGGCCATCAGGTCGGCGTCGATCGGTCCCATCGCCGCCAGATCGTCGAACAGACAGGCGGCATAGCCCAGGATCAGCAGCGGCTTCATGCGAAGGTGATCCTGCGGTAGGGGGCGAGCAGCCGCTCCACCGTCGGGTTCACGGCATGGGTGGCACCGATGATCGCGCCCTCGCGGACGGCGTAGAGGTCGCCCAGGATCACCAGAACGGCGACCTTCACCGAAGGCGGGACCGGCACCTCGATGCCGTCGGCATCCGTCCAGGGCACCGACCGGTTAAGATGCTGCACGGCGGCATCCTCGGCCGCCGCCAGCTTCAGCGCGATGTCGGCGTCCTCATCCGCACCGTCAACGCGCAGATGGGCCTTCGCCTCGTCCAGTGTGACGATGGACATGCGGGATGCTCCGAAGCGAGGGGGCGGCGTCGCCCCCTCATCCAGGTCAGACGGGCGGGTTGGCGGTCGGGAACATCGCCGGGTGGCCCAGCAGCGCCACCGCCGAGACGAAGGCGTTGCCGCTGTTGCCGGCCGGCGTCACCGTCAGCCGCACATAGCGCTTGATGCCGACGTAGCCGATCTTGAACACCTTGTCGTCGTCGGCGAAGGTGAAGCTCGCCAGCGCCTCGGTGCCCAGCAGGTCGGCATCCGACACCGCGGCGGCGTCGGACAGGTTGGCGGCGTCGCCGTGCTCCACCAGCACGGTGAAGGTGGCGTCGGCATCGGCCAGGGCGCCAGTCAGGATCAGGAACGTCAGGCTGCCAAAGCCCAGCACGTCGATGATCTGGGAGACGATTGGGGTGTTGTCGGCGACGGCAACCGCCGGGGAGATCGCCCGCTTCGGGGCGATGCTGTTCATCAGGTCGCGCATGGAATGGCCCTCCTTCGGCCGGGGATCAGGTGGAGACCTTCATCAGCTTCACGGCTTCGAAATTCTGCACGCCGCCGCCGGTGCGCTTGGTGGTGTAGAACAGGATGTTCGGCTTGCTGGTGAAGGGGTCGCGCAGCACCCGCACGCCGATCCGGTCCAGGATCAGGTAAGCCCGCTTGAAGTCGCCGAAGGCGATGGGGACGGTGTTGGCGGCAACGTCCGGCATGTTGTCGTCGTCCGCCACCGGGTAGCCCATGAAGGACGCCGGTTCACCGGCCAGCACCGACGGCTGCCACAGGTAGTTGCCCTGGCCGTCCTTGAACTTGCGGATCTTGCCGATCGTAGCGTCGTTCATCAGCCAGGAGGCGTTCTGGCGATAGCCGCGCTTCAGCGCGTAGATCAGGTCCAGGAAGGCATCCGACGGGTTGGTGGCGGCGAAGCCGTCCGCCTTGCCCGACACGACGAAGCCGAGCTTGCCCCAGGCATAGCCGGCGTTCGCCACCATGTCGTAGGACAGCAGCCCGCGCGGCTCGTCGACGCCATTGCCGCTGATGTGGGCGGCGCCCTCCTGCTCGGCGAACTCGATCGACACCTCATCGGCCAGCCACTGCTCGATGTTCATGCCGGCGTCGTCGAGCATGGTCTGGGTGGCGCCCGGCTGGGCATACAGCTCCTTCATGCCGAACTCCAGCCCGATCAAACGGGGCGTGGCGGTCTCGGGCCGGCCGCTGTTCTCGCCCACCCATCCGCTGGTGGCGCCGCCGACATTCACCAGCTTCTTGTAGGTGGCGGCGCCGATGGGGCGGACGGTGGCGAGGGAGCGCATCGTCGACATGGTGCCGAGCACCCGGTCGATGGCGCTCTCCATCTGCGTCGGCACGACATAGCCGCCGTCCGGGTCGGACTGGGTGGTCAGCTTCGCCTTCACCTCCAGGTCGCGCAGGTTGGCCTCGGCCCCCTTGCGGAAGAACTGGTTGAAGGCCTGGGCATGCTCGGCGCGGGCCGGGTCGTTGTCGTTGCCGCCGGTGCCGTTCAGCTTCAGGGCGGCAAGCTGGGCGTTGGTCTGGTCCAGCGCCGACTGCAGCTCGGTGACGGCGGAGTTGATGCGCTCGACCTTCTCGGCCTTCACCACATCGTCGAAGCCCTTGCTCACCTCCTTCAGGCGGGCGTCGTTCTCCGTCTTGAACTCGGAAAAGGCCCTCTGGAGGTTGGCCAGGATGGTGTTGGCATCGGCCGCGTCCGCGCGCACCGATGCGATCCCGCGGAACTTGCGGGCGGTCTGCATCTTCATGGTCGTCCTTTCAGGAACGAATGGTTTCGAGAAGCCGCAGGGCTGCGGCGGGATCGAAGCCAGCGCGGAGCGTGGCGGGGGGCTCGGCAGCGCCGGACGTGCCGAGGGCCTCTCGCATCAGGCGCCGCCGCTCGGATCGCGGCATGCCGTCCTTGGCGAGAAGGGCGTCGAGACGGCGCCGGGCGGACAGATCGGCCCGCGCGGAAGCGCCGTCGGAAGAGGGGGTGGGATCGTTGAAGGTGGCGTCGGCGAAGCCCTTGTCGACGGCCTCCGACGCCCGCATGAAGGTCTCGGCGTCCATCATCTTCGCCACCTCCTTCACCGGCTGGCCGGTGCGGGCGGCATAGATGTCGGCCATGGCCGCGTCGTACTGCTCGAAGATGTCGGCGGCGGCCCGCCAGTCGTGGCGGTTGCCGACCACCGCGCCCCAGGCGTTGTGGATCATCAGGAAGGAGCCGAGCCCCACCTCGATCCGGTCGCCGGCCATGGCGACGATGGACGCCGCCGACGCGGCCAGCCCCATCACCTTGACCGTCACCTCGGCCGGGTGTTCACGCAGGAGGTTGTAGATCGCCAGCCCTTCGAACATGTCGCCGCCGGGGCTGTTGATGCTGACCGTCACCGGCTTGGAGCCGATGGAGCGCAGCGCGCCGGAGATGCGCTTGGCCGTCACCCCCTCGCCAGTCCAGCTGTCCGTGCCGATGACGTCCATGATGCCGATGGTGCCGGGCGCCTCCGCCATGGTGGCGGTGGCGGCCCAGCGCTCCAGCGCGTCGGACGGCGGGTCCCAATGCAGGCCCTCGGGGCGTTCGAGCGCCTGGGCGGCCGGCAGGTTACGGAGCGACATTGCGGGTTTCTCCTGCGCTGATGAGGCCGCCGCCGTCGGGGTGCGCTCCCAGGCCGACCGACTCGCGGACCTCGTTGACTTCCATCCATGGCCGCTGACCGCCGGCACCGAGCGCCTTGGCGAAGAACTCGGCCTGATCCTTCAGGGTGCCGCGCAGCAGCTCGGTCTCGTCGAAGTCGGGGAAGAGGGTCCCGCGATCCGCCAGAGGGATGCAGGACCGGGTGATCGCCTGCTCCCAGGCCTGGAACCAGGGCGCCAGGCCGTAACGGACGAAGAGGATGCTCAACTGTTCGATGCCCGAGCCCCAGGAGGTGTCATCCACCCCCATCAGCGGGCGCGGCACGCCAAAGACGCGGGCGATCTCCTCGACCAGCGAGGCGCGGGTCTCGATCAGCTGGCCGTCCTTGGCCGTGCTGGCGAAGGGCTTCGCCTCCATCCCCTCCTCGGTGATGATCCACTTTCCGGCATTCTCCGGACCGGCGTGGATCTCGTTCAACGAGTCGCGCAGGAACTGCTTGCCCTCGGGCCCGAGCTTGCCGGGGTGCTTCAGGTTGCCGCCGACCATCATGCCGTTGCGGAAGATGCGCTCCGCGGCGCGGCCGGACTGGAGGGCGAGCGAGATCGTCTCGGCTGCCTTCTGGACGCGGGACAGACCGGTCAGGCCGTTCAGCGACAGGCCGCGCAGGTGCAGAACGTCGCGGGCAGCGTAATAGCCGAGCGAGCCGTCGGCGCGGGTGATCTCGTAGCGCACGGTCAGGTCCGGCATCTGCCGCACCATGACGCGGCAGGGGTCGACCGGGATGAACTGGGTGATCTTGGCGCCGGTGCGCACGATGATGGCGTAGGCGTTGCCGTGGACCAGCACCCAGGTCTGCATGAGCTGCTTGAACTCGAACGCCGTCTGCCAGCTGTTCGGCTGGTAGGCGAGCAGGTCGAACAGCGGGTGGGCCTCGTTCTTCACGACGGAGCCGGCTTCCCGGCGCATGAGGAAGACCGGCAGCATGCCGATGCTGCTCGACACCAGATCGACGCAACGGAAGACGGCCGAGTTGCGCAGCGCTTCGTCGACCGACACGGTGGTGCCGGCCAAGGCTCCCGTGCGCAGGAACTCCAGCAGGGACGGGTCGTCCAGGCCGGTGAAAAGCTGCCCGCCGCTCGCCTGGGGCCGCTGGCCGCCCTGCGCCCGGCCGCCGCGGAAGAAATCGAACAGGCCCATCGGCGCCTCACATGATCAGCAGGCCGCGCGTCGTGTAGACCGACGGCCCCTGCGCTTCCGGGTTTGTGGACATGAGCGCGACCGCGTCGAAGGCGGCCATCAACGCATCGATCTTGCCGGCGCCTGCCGCCTGCTTGGTAATGACGACGGCGTTGCCGCGGGGCTCCACCTTCGCATTGCCGACGCACCATGCCATGAGCGGCTGGCCGGCGTGGGCCAGGGTCCCATCGACCAGCTTGCGCTCGGCCGTCTTGATGGCTCCGGTCAGCTTCCAGCCCTGTGACACGCCGATGACGCGATCCTTGCCGGAAGAATCCTCCTCGCCGCCGATCTTCCGCTCCGCCAACGCGTCAACGATGGCGCCGACACCCATCGGATCGAGACCAACCGTCGCTAGAAGGCCGGACGCGTCAACCTTGGCGATGATGTCCACCAGCTGCGTCACGTCGTCGGGCAGATTGTCAACGATGGTCAGGTCGCCACCCTTCTCGAAGTCGAGAAGACGCGGCGCCTCCTCCTTCCGCCGGGTCAGCACGCCGCGGTGTGCCCAGGCGTGGGCCCACAGCAGCCATTCCCGCGTGAGCTTGTCGCGGCCAAGGATGGCCAGCCCGAGAAGATCGTCCAGACCGCCACCGTCGATGCCCGCCACCACCACGTCCGACCGCTCCAGGATCGCCTCGAGCGTCAGCGACTTGTCGCCGCGGGCCTCCCAATGGTCCGCCCCGGCCCAACGGTCGGAGCGCAGGTTCAGCCCGATCTCGACGTTGAGGTGCTGGGAGGCGAACAGCGCCAGGGCGTCCGGCCCTTCCCGTTCGGCCTTGCCCAACTCGCGCACGAGGAAGTCGGTGTTCACCGACCGGCCCAGGTTCGGGTTGACCAAGCCCATGTTCTCCGACCGGGTCCAGCCCTTGCCTTCGGCGACGCGCGCGGGCAACTCGTAGATGACCGGCAGCAGGGGCAGAGACTGCTCCCCATCGCGCACCCGCCGGGCCGTTCCCAACTCCGACTTGAACACGCCGGCTGGTGTCGTCTTGCTCTGCGTCGAGATCTGGAAGAGGAACCCGTCCGGCCGGGCCGCCAGGGCGCCGCGCAGCTCGACGAAGACGTCGGCGGCGCGCGACTTGCTGGCGAAAACGTGGGTCTCGTCGATCAGGATGAAGGTGGCCTTGGCGCCGGTCACCGCGTCGGTGTCGGCAGCCACGATCTTGATCGCCGCGCCGCTGATCCGGTGGGTGATGGTCCGGATGTGGCGCTGGGGGTGGAACAGCTTCTTCAGCGCCTCGTCGGCACGGATCATGCCGGCGGCCTGCCGGAACGAGATGTCAGCAATTTCCTTCGTCGGTGCGACCAGCAGCAACTCGGCCTCGGGCCGGCGGTTGATGATCGCCGCCGTCACCATCACCGCGGCGGCGTTGGTTGACTTCCCGTTCTTCTTGGGCACCAGGAGGAACACTTCCTGAATGGCCCGCCGGTGCGTCACCGGGTCATAGGAGCCGAACAGGGCGGCGACGATGTCGCGGAACCAGTCGCCAGTCGCGTCAGCCAACAGCGGCGTGCCGATCACGTCGGGCAGGCGCAGCCGGTTGAAGATGCGGATCGCCTTTGCTGCCTCCTCCTGGTTCAACGGCAGGTCAGGCACCAGCGAGCGGCCGGAGAGGATGCGGTCCTCCCAGTCGAGACAGGCGGTGTTCCAGGCTGTCATCAGTTCGGCCGCGCGCCGTTGAAAGCGAGGTCATCGCCCCAGGCATCCGACGAAGCGACGGCACGGGCGTCCTCGGCGGCCTTCTCTTTCTTGCCCTTCTCCTCCGGTGCCCCGACCGGCCGGAACATGCCGAGGTGCTGACCGATCTTCACCAGCGCGCCGAGCTTGTCGTGCATCCGCACCTTCAGCGCGCCGTCCTTGGTCTGGGAAACCTCCAGGATCGCGGCGGCAGCGTCGGCCGACAGCTTCGAACTGTCGGTGATCACCACCTCGTTGCCGATCTCCAGCAGCGGCTCGCCGGTTTCGGGATCCTCCGCGACCTGCTGGACGTTCGCGCGCCACTGGACCACATCGCGGATGTCGGCGAAGCCCAGCTTGGCCAGTTCGGACAGCACCCGCTCCGGGGTGATGCCGGTGCGCGTTTGCAGCAGGATGCGACGCCGTTCCAGTTCCGCGACCACCTTAGCATGGGTTAGCAAACGGCTGGCCTCGACGGCGGCGTTTTTCTCGCTGTAGCCGGCAGCGATAGCGGCCTTTTTCCCATTCGGGTCAAGAAGATAGGCTTCGACAAAGCGAAGCTGCTTCGGGGTCAGCGACATTAGCAAATCCCTCCAGCCCTCGTTGGCCGGGAAAAATTCTGCGCGTGGGGGGAGGCGCGGTCCCCCGGTCGGCCGCCTCCCAGACTTTCGACCGCCCCCTACCCCGTAACAAAGCGACACATTCTTGCGTCGTGTTACAGATCGGGTCAGCCGCGGGCGAACCCCTGATCCCGTGCAGTCCGCCCCGAGTGGCAGGGCTTGCACAGCACCCGCAGGTTCGACCGCTCCAGCCGCAGGTCGGGCCTGTCGGTGATGCTCTCGATGTGGTCCACCTCTGCAACCGGAGTGGTGACCGTCGCCTCCCGCTTGCGCAGCACCACGATGATGCCGCAGGCCTCACAGCGGCAGCCCCGTTCGATCACCACCACATCCCGCAGCTTCTCCCAGTCGCGGTCATAGCCACGCTGACGGGCAGAACCGCGGGTCTTATCCAGCCGACGCTTGCGGTCCTGTTCCGACGCCACCGGCGCCAGGGCCTTGCCGGTGCGGGTGTCCAAGATGGACAGGGGCGAGCGGAGGGTGCGGAGACGCGCCATCGTCAATGACTTCTCACCAGACGCTTGCCGCGCCCAAACGCAGGGTAGAGCTGAGGCTGGTACTATTTCACGCCCGACACATTTGATGTCGGTCAACCATACTTTCGGACTACGCCTATAGATTTCCTACAGTTGCACTGACACGCATGCCGTGCGCTGGGGAGGCTACTATGGACATCATGGTTATTTTTCGGCAGCCCGAAGACCCCTATATGCTCGGACGCATCGCAATGCCGGACTACGACAGCGCAGCATGCTTTGTCATGCAGCACCTGCCGGCTTCAGCTCAATCCAGCGCAATCATCGAAGACCAAACCGGACGTCGCTCCTGGCAACCCCAAATCCGGATGCACTACGAACTCCTGACGGCGCGCCGATTCAGACGCTCTGGTAACTGACGCAGCTCTCTCAACCACCTCAATCATCCGTTCCAGCACACCCGACGGGATGTTCAGCAACTCCATGATCAGGCCGTCTGCTTCAGGTGGGTCAGCACCAGCCCAGTGAGCTGGCGCACTTCATCGCCGACAGTCTCGATGCTATGCGCGATGGTCGCCATGCTGGCGGTCATCTCTGCTTGCGCCTGCGCGGTAAGGCGCAGGGCTTCGACCACGGTAGCGGCATCGACGTTGGACACAGGCTGCGGCCGGCGCGTCCAAATCCAGGCGATGGCGATGCAGGCGATTCCGACGACAGCGGCGACCTGGGCAGCCGGTGACAAGCCTGCAAGGCGGACGATGGTCTCCCCGACATCGGGGATCGGCAGGTTTTCCATGATGGTGATCCCCGAAACGACGAAACCCGCCGCGGTAGGGACCGGGCGGGCGGAAGGCGGATCGCTGCACGGCGTCCGCAGTGGACCCGGAAATCGGGTCCACTTGCGACCCTTGTAGCTCTATCGTTTGGAGCAGTCAACAGTCACGCCGCAACCAAGTCTTTGGCCGGAACCACCAGTGCCGATTCCGGACCGGCAACGTTCAGCAGAACCCGGCAACGTTCTCCCTGATCGCCCTGGAAAAGCCCTTCCCACCCGGAGAGCGCTCCATCGGAGATCCGAACCCGTTGGCCAGGGATGAAGCCGGAACCGATGGCCGCGGGCTTGGGACAGAGATCCACAATCCCGCCATCCTGGATCATCCTCGACAGGATAGCCTGTAGGACCGTGACGCCGACGGTGACGGGCCGACGACGCGCATCAAGGGTCATGTGCTGAATGCCGGGCGTCCAGCGGATGTCCCAACTGTCCTGGCCGGGCTCGACACCGACGAACAGGTAACGCCCGAACATCGTATGCTCGACGGCCACAGATTTTCCGTCCTTGACGACCATCTCCCGGCACATCGGGAGGAACACGCCATAGCCGCGCGCCTTGAGCGCCTTTTGGGCGATCTCCCGATACTGCAACTGTGGCTTCACGACAGCGACATGCCAGCGCTTGCCTTCAAGGGCCGGCGTCTCGACAGAGTGCTGCATGGCGTTGGGTTCCTGGCGGTGCATGCCCGAATTATATCGCGGGAATGAGGTAGTGCGCACCATGCAAGTTAAACGAAAGGTGTTATGCGGAGGTTAAATTGAACCGTCGCGCCAACGTCAGCAGGAATTTCAAAGACAGATCAAAGCTTTATCGGTGCCGCGACGGCTGCGAATGTTGCGACGGTTTCTCCCCATTATTAATGCATAACGTGTGTGTATATAGGCCCCCCCATCAAACACACACTCTTCACTGCGTGTATAGTACATACATCATCCGTCGCAACCGTCGCAAATAGATGTTAGGCATTGAAATTGCTCGCATTTTTGCTGCGACCGTTCGCTTCTCGATCCGTCGCGTTACCCGTCGCATTGCCCCGAACCGGCGCAAGCTGAAAATGGAAACGCCGTCCCGGCATGGTGACCGGGACGGCGCGAAGGGCGGCGCGAGGGGCGCGGCGGATCATTCATCGGGGAGGGTCCAGGCGGATCGGTAGGCGAGCGCGATCGCGCGCTCCGGAGCCTCCATCCATCGTTCCTGGTCACGGATCGCCCAGACCTTCTGTTGTCGGCCGCCGTCCAGCCGCTTGTTGCCCAGCAGCTCGGCGCCGATGGAGCGCAGGAAGAGCGACACCTTCTTGTGGGAGAGGCTGATCTTCTTGTCCTTGGCCATGAAGTCGATGACGTCGTTCACCGTCACGAGGTCGTGCTGGAACGGCGCCCGCTCGGTCTCCCAGGCCTCGTGCAGATAGCCGTCCATCCCGGCCCGGCTCTCCTCAATGATCTCGGCCTTCGCCTGGGTGAGGGGCGCGGGCGAGAACGGGTTGAAGCGGTCGAGCGGGCGTGTGGCGAGGAAGTGCAGCATCGCCTCGGCACCGCCGTTATCGAACCACGCGCCGAGTGCGTCATAGTAGGTCGACGGCCGGGGTCTGGCCTTGCTGTGCCAGATGAAATAGCGTCGGTCCCCCTTCTCGATCTGCGCCGCGTCGCGGTGGTTGCTGGCCATCAGGAAGTTGGCCCGATTCTCATAGCGGTAGGTCGCGAGCTGCTTCCGGTTGATCCGGATGGTCGGATCCGTGATGTAGTTCTTCAGCCGGTTCATCACCTCCTTGTGCTCCATGGCCATCAGCTCATGCACGACGATGAGTTGCACACCGTCCGCCCAGTCGTTGAACTGGCTGCGCAGGTCGCTTTCCTCCACGGGGGTGCAGTTCTTCGGCCCGAGCAGGCGCATCATCCACTCGTACACGATGGATTTGCCGATGCCCGGCACGCCGATGATCAGGACGCACTTGCGCATCTTGATTTCCGGGAACTGGACGAGGTGGGCGAGGTAGTCCAGGACGAACTCCACCGCCGCCGGGTCCTGGTCGAGGATGTACCAGAGGTGATCCAGCAGCGGCGTGACGTCGCCGGCGATGGCCGCAACGTCCGGCGGCGTCCACATGTTGAGCTGCCGCAGGCCGCCGGGCGCCTCGATGATGGTCGGCGCGCGCGGAAGGAACGTCACACTGTCGGCCCGGTCGCACCCATGGTGCGGGTCCTGCAGCATCACCTCCAGCGGGCTGATGGGGCCGCCTTCGCCGGCCGGCATATCACGCCAGTGGTGATTCCGCACCGACTGGAGCGTCACCATCTCGCAGGTCACCCGGTCCCAGAAACAGTCCGTCGCCTTCACATAGACGTAGCGCTTGCAGATGTCGGCGAAGCCCTCCCGGTTGGCGATGGCCTGCTTGCGCGTGGCCTTGATCCCCTTCTCCAGCACCTGCACCGACATGCCGGTCTGTCGCTTCACCCGTTCGAGCAGCCCGCGCTGCTGGATCGGGTCCATGCGGGAAGCGGCGATCTCCGACAGCACCGCCGTGATCGCCGCCGGGTCGTTCGCCGCGGTGTCCTTGGTCAGGGCACCGATGCGGGCGGACAGGTCGCCGTCGACCGGCTGCCAGGCGGTTGGGGCGGCTTCGGCCACCGGCGCTGGATCGCTCCAATGCAGAGGGTGGTTGATCAGCGCCAGCAGGTCGCCGGCCGCCGGGTCGAGCAGCAGCTTGTTCGCGTCCATGCCGTCGGGCGTATCGGTCACCAGCACGGTCACGCCGCGGTCGGCCATGGCGTCGCAGGCTTTCGCCCGCGACTTCGCGGCGGCGGAGCCGACAGCGTCGCCATCCGCCAGCACCGTGACCACGGCGCCGGCAGGCGGCCAGTCCTGCACCTTGACGATGCCTCCGAAGGCGATCAGCACCGGCCGGCCGGTTTCCTGCCACGCGCTGATGCCGTTCTCCGGCCCCTCGGCCAGAATGACGCCACCATCGCCGGGTAGCATCAACCCATGGCCGGCCAGCGGTCCGTTGCTGATCTTGGAGGTGCCGGTGATCTTCCGGCCGGTGACGGGGTTCAGCCGCACCGCCTGGATGGCCTGCAGCTCGCCGGCTTGGTCGAAGATCGGAAACAGGATGGCGGACCAGCTGCGCGAGCCCGGCTTACTGCTGGCGCGGTGTCCGGGGTGGAAGCGGATCAGGTCGAGCGCGACCAATCTCTCCACCGCTTCCAGCGCGATGCCGCGGTGATCGACCAGATAGCGCTCCGCCACCGTGCCAGCGGCGCTGGTCGCTTCGCCCCACTGCTGCCGGGCCCAGGCGCTGGTGTCGGTCGGCTCCCCTTCGTCCACCACCTCCGGCCGGGTCGGGGGTGGCGGCTGCAGGCCGAGCCAGTCGGCAGCCCAACGCAAAGCCTCGCCGACCGGCAGCATCCGCTCGGCCATGATGAAGTCGATAGGGCCCATGCCCTTCTCGCCGCCGGCTTCGAAGTCGGTGATCCGGCCCTTCTCCTTGCCGGCGACGCAGACATGGAGGCTGCCCTTGGTGCCGTAGCGCAACTGGGTGTCAGTGGACAGGGCCGGATTCGGGCCGCCGCGGAGGTGCGTCACCAGCGCTTCGACCTGATCACGAAGCGCCGCGTCGATCTCATCTCGCTCCGCACGGGCAGACCGGCGCGACCGCTCGTCCGGATCGGGGTTGAGGTCGAGCACCCACGGGCGCGCCGGCGGCTCGTCCGGGTTCAGGTCAAGGATCCAGGGCGCCGCCGCGCTGGGCGGCACCGGGAGCAGGACTTCAGCCAAGGAGCACCAAGCCTTTCTCGGCGCGGGTGATGGCGGTGTAGAGCCAACGGGAGCGATCCTCCATGGTGCGGCCCAGGCCATCGTCGACCACGACGATGTTCTCCCACTGGCTGCCCTGGCTCTTGTGCCCGGTGATGGCCCAGCCCCACGACGTTTCCATCAGGGTCCGCTTGTGCCAGTAATCCCGCTGGTCGCGGTCCTTATCGACGCGGACATGGTCGTCGAAGTGGCCTTTGTAGAGGATCTGCTTCTCGGGCTTGCCGTCCTCGTCGAGTGGGCCGACCGGGTTGCCATCCTCCGTCGTCACCCGCGCCTTGAAACTGATGTCGCTGACGTCCTCGATGTCGGTCAGGGTCAGGAACATGCCGTTGACGACGCCGAGGTCGTTCCGGTTCTTCAGGCAGATGATCTTCTCGCCCTGCCCGCTCGGGTAGATCGAGGAGAAGCCGGCCGCCTGCCGCATGGCGTTGTTCAGCTGCATGCGGGTGGCGTTCTTGCCGCAGATGACCTGTCCGCCGTTCAGCATCTGCGCCGGCCCCACCTCCAGGCGACGCATCTTCCACACGAAATCGTCATGCTGGCCGTAGGGGATCGGCTGGCCCTGGCGAGCCATGGTGGCAAGGCGGATGATTGCGCTCTCGCCGGCCTGTCGATGGATCTCGGTCAGCATGACGTTCGGCTCAGCCTGGACGAAGTAACCCTCCCCCTTAATCGGCGGGAGCTGTCCGGGGTCGCCCAGCACCAGGATGGGCTTGCCGAAGGACAGCAGGTCGCGGGCCATGTCGTCGCCGACCATGGACACCTCGTCCAGCACGATCAGGCTGGCGTCGCGGACGGCCGATTCGGTGTTGAGGATGAAGGCAGGCTTGTGCATGTCCTTCAGCCGGAGCTTCAACTGGGAGGCCTGCGCCTCCATCAGCATCCGCTCGGCCGGTCCCAGCGCACCCAGTTTGCCCTCGATGTCGGAGATCTCCTTCTTGACCCGCTCCATCTCCTCCTTCGTGGGTTCGGAGACGCGGTAGATCAGGCTGTGAATGGTGCTGGCCGGCGTGCCCTTGCGGGACATGACCAAGGCGGCCTTGCCGGTGAAGGCGGCGTAGAGCACACCCCGGCCGCTCTGATGCCCGCCGGTGTCCTCGCCTTCCTTGACGTCGTCACCGACCGGGCAGAAGGCGGAGAGGCCCAGCTCCTTGATGGCGAGGTTGAGGATCGTCGTCTTACCGGTACCGGCATAGCCGAAGATGCGGAAAACCTGCTGCTGCTTCTTGTCGGCCGACTTGAACCAAGCCGTGGTCTCGGCGATGGCCTGGGCCTGCAGGGCGGACGGGGTGATGTCAGCCATGGGTGGCGTCCTTCGGCTGGAGGAGGTCACGGGCCAGCCCGAGGTAATGCTCGGCCGGAGCCATGGATGCGGCGCAGGGCTCGACCCCGCATTCGTGCTGCACCAGATCGGCGAGGCCGGTCAGTACCGCCCGCATCTGGTCCCGTTCGACCGTCAAGGCCGCATAGTCGGCCTGCCACTCCGCCTTGATGCGCTCCACGTCGTAGGGCTTGCCGCTGATCACGAACGCGGCCTCGAAGGCTGCTTGGAACTCCAGCACGGTCGGCATGTGGTCCGGATCGGCGAAGAGTGCGGCCATGACTTGGATGCCGTCCCACACGCGCTTTGTGGTGGGCTCGTCGGCCATGACGGTCAGCCGCTCGATCTCGGTCATCAGCTTGGTGAGCACGTCGGCCGCCATCTGCATAGCGTTGCCCTCGTCGCCGTCGTTGCCTTCCTGCGCGGCCAGCGCGCGCAGAACGGTGATGAGCGGCATTTCCCGGCCGCCGAAGTGATGGGTGCGGATCATCGGGGGCTTGATGGGGTCGGTCATGCGACGGCCTCGAATTTCGTAGTTTCGTTGCCCCAGCAATCCCAGCCCGGCCGCTGCGACCGTGCGAACAGCTCGACATAGGGGCCGTCGAACAGCGCCTCGATGTCGGTGTGCATCTGGTCGGGCTTGCGGCTGTGCTCGCGGCGCGGGGCGACGATCAGGTTGCGGATGGAGCGGGAGCGTTGGGCCGGTCGGCCGATGGTGCCGAGCAGCCAGAATTCAGCGGCGGAGCGGTAGATGTAGCCGGGCCCGAAAGCCCAGCTGGCGGCGGTCGGCGATTGCTTCGCCCAGGCGCCAGCGCTCTTGAAAGCGAAACCCCAGGCGGCGAGCGTATCGATCGCCTGCGGCAGCATCGGCGCCGTCGCCCACATGATGCAGGCGCAGTCCGGCGCCGCCAGCTGCGACACCGGCAGGGCCTGGATGTCGGCGAGCGGCATGCAGCGGTAATGGGCCTGCGGCGACTTCCCCTCGCCCTTCGGGCTGCGCAGGGAGAACATCCATGCGGGATCGGCCAAGATCACGCGATAGCGCAGCGGTATCAGTTCGCCGAAGGGCCAAGGGGAGGAGGTCACGTGATCAACCCTCCACCGGTTCGCCGGCCCGGAGACGGCGGGAGATTTCGAAGGCGCCCAGCGCGCAGCCGCGCACCGCATCACGGATGGGGCTCTTCGGCTTCCACTGGTCGTTGGCCCAGGGCCAGAGGTCGCAGGGCTTGCCGGGCGGGTAGTCGGCCCGCACGAGATCGGAAGCGCCGGCATTGAGCAGGTAGACGCCACCGGCGGCGGCCAAGTCGCCGTCGGTGTAGACGGCATCTCCGTCGGCGGGACGCTGCTCCGCGGTGCGGACGCGCGCCATCTCAGCGGCGATGAGGGTCAAGGCGACGATGTCGTCCAGCGCGAAGCCGGGAGGGAGCGGAAAAGAGGTCATGCGGGGAGCCTCCAGCACCGGTCCTGCCAGCTGCAGAACCGGCACCCAAAGTGGTCGCGGGAAAGGGCGATGCGCGGCAGCAGCTCGTTGGCGTCGGTGGCTTCCAGCACCTGGACGCCACGGTCGGTCATGCGCTGCGCAAGCGCCGGATCGAAGGGAACCTCCTCGACGAGGATTTCCATCGTGTCGGAGTTGATCGCGGTGAAGATCGCAGGAGCGTCGGTCAGCTCCATGTACGCCTGATAGGTCGCAATCTGGCCGGCATAGACCGGCTTGGAGATCGTGACGCCCTTCTTGCGGGTGTCCTGCCAGGACTTGTTGTTGAGGGCCTTGCACTCCCACAGGGCGGGCGTGGCGATGGGACAGGGCGAGCCGTCGGCCATGCCGACGATGACGCCGTCGATATGACCAGCGATCCGGCTGCCAGCCGTCCGAAAGCCGAACTGGCGGCCGTCGGCGCGCTCGGTGCGCAGGTCCAGCCCGGCCAGCCGGAGCCAACCGGCCATCATGTCCTCGAAGCGGTGGCCCCGCTCGAAGACACGGAGGATTTGCGCGGAGAACTCCCGGCCGGGATCGACCGGGGTTCCGGTGAACTCGAACTGGAGCGCCCGCAGGCACTCCACGCCCAGACGGGAGCCGCCGAGGTAGGTCCGCCGCTGCTCCCTTTCCGCCCGCCGGCGCAGGCCGGCGTCGATCAGGTCGTTCAGCGACGGCGGTGCCGGAGCCTGACCGGGGACGAAGCCCGAGCCGCTGTTGAGGTCGATCAGCGCGGCGCCCATCAGAAGGGCACCTCGTCGTCGGTCAGCGGCGACTGCCGGTCCATCGACTTCTTGAAGCCGGTAACGGCGGCGGTGATCAGCCGGTCGATGTCCTCGGCCGAGCGGTTGAAGAAGGGCTCCATCAGGCCCAGCTCGGTCAGTGCCTCGGCGAACGGGCGCCGGGCATCCTTGATGGCCTGTTTTTCCATCTTGGTCATGTCGACCATGCCGTCGTTCCTCCTGGAGGTGGACGACCAGAATTTCAGGTGGTGCATGCTGCAGAAGCGGCGCACCGGCGCGGCGGGACGATGGGGATCCACGAAGATGAACCCCCGGTCCTGAAAACCGCAGACGGCGCAGGCGTGCGGCGCGGTCATCCGCCGTAGAGAAGCGAGTCGACCGGCGTCGTGTTGCCCTTTGCGGCCTCCCCCGACGCCACCACCACGTAGCGGCTGATTGCCGCCGCCGCGATGGCCTCCAACTCGAAGAGCCGGAGTGTCCGGAGCTGACGGTCGAGTTGGAGGGTTGCTTCGAGCCATTCGCCAATCGCCTTCGCCGCTTCCCGGGTTGCGTGTGCCTGGAACTCGTCGTCGGTCACGAGATCAGCCGTTCAGCCAAGCCGGGCCGGCGGCCTTGGCCGGCTGCTGCTGGGCGGGGGCGGCCTGCTGCTGGGCGGCGGGCTGTGTGCCACCGTTGCCACCCCAGGCCGGACCGGCGGCGGGCTTCGCCTGGGCCGGCGGGCTTGCGGTCGCGGCGCCGCCGCCCCAGGCGGGCTTTCCGGCGGCCGGCGCACCGCCGGTAGCGCCACCGGCTTTCGCCGGGAGCGGCACGTCCTGGCCGTTCATGATGGCCTGCCACTCGGCCCGGTCGGGCGTGATCACGGTCTTGATGACGTTCTTGTCGTCGTAGTTGCCGGACCCGTCCGGCTTCGGCTTGCCCTTCTCCACCTCGATCAGGGCGGCGAACTCGATGCCGGAGAACGCCGCAAAGTTGGGGAGCTGGCGCTTCTGCACCGCGGCGGGGCTCATGTCGTCGGGGCGGATGCCCAGCGCCGACTCCACCATGGCGCGCATGATGGACTTCGACACCTTCCAGCCCTTCGACACGCCCTTCTCGTCGACGCTGCCGCCGCTGACCACCATGTTGGTGAACAGCTTGCGGTTGGCGTTCGGGCCCATCATCACGGTGAACTCGAAGTCGAGCATCATCGCGTCGCTGCTGTTGCTGGCCTTCAGCAAACCCTGGTCGCCGGGCGCGTAGCCATCGACGCCGCCGGGGCGGATGACGCCCTTCAGCTTGGCGTAGCAGGGCGGGATCAGGTCGCCGGAGCGTTGCGGCTCGGCGTCGTTGAAATCGAGCATCGCTCGAACTCCTTCAGGTCGCGGGGGTGTTGGTGGGAATGGTGTGCGTCAGGCGTTCGGCCGCCGGCTGGGCCGGCCCGTCGATCTTCGCCATCAGCTTGCCGAGGTGCGGCTCTTCGATCAGGTCGAGCCGGCCGGAACGGTCCTTGGCCGGATAGCCCCACTCGTTCATGGTGTGGCAGACGAAGGCGCGGTAAGGCGGGCCGTCGATCGGGCGCATCTCGACCATGGAAATCAGCTGGTCGACGATGCCGGGGATCTCCAAACCGGCCTTGCTGCCCTCGATCTGCATCGACCAGTAGGGCACCTTGTAGTCGTCGACCTTCTTGTCGAGGATGCCGACCAGCCAGACGTTGAGCCCCGGCGTGTGCTGCCACTGCGTCAGCCAGCCGATGACTTCCTGGCCGAGCAGCCCATAGGCGCCGCGGGTGTCCGGCTTTCCCTTCTCGGTGAAGGCCTGGGGCTGCCCCTTGGCCCATTGGAAGCACAGACGCGACGCCACGGTGATGGAGTCGACGAACAGCGTCTTGTACTTCGACAGGTCGATGCCGCCGGAATCCGAGACGACGAAGTCATAGTGGGCCTGGGAATAGGGCTGATCAGGGCGCAGCGCCGGGTTCGGCCCGCCGATCAGGCAGGCGAGGTTCCGGCATTCGTCCCAGGTCCGGCCCTCGATGGAGTCGCCCGTCCAGCCCTGCACCGACAAGTCGCCGGCCTCCAGGTTGACGAACAGGGTGGTGGCTGGGTCGAGCGTCCACAGGAGCGACGTCTTGCCGATGCCCGACGGACCGACGATGACGCCTTTCTTGCCGCGTGGCCGCTCCATCCGCTCGGTCGCGGTGGTGATCTTGAAGGCCATGGTCAGCTGCCCTCCCAGCAGGAGATTTCTTCGTCGGCCGCTTCCTCCGGGGAGGAAGCGATCGCCCCCTCCTCCGTCCCGAAGATCTTCACGGCGTTGTCGAAGCAGGCGGGAGCGAGCTTCCAGGCGTCGTCCGAGGTGGCCGCCTGCCGGGCCTGGAAGCGGGCGGCGCAGGCCGCCAGCCACTCGTCCTTGGTCCGAGCCATCGGGTCAGCCCTCCCCCGGCTCGGCACCGGTGGGAGCGGGTTCGCCCTGCTCCTCGGCCGCGTCGTCGCGCTTGCGGGGCGAGACCAGCTTGGAGGTGATGATCGCCTCGCCGCCGGCGCCGACGATGTGGTCCGTCAGCTCCTTCAGCTTGGCCTTGGTGTCGGCGACCTGCTCGGCCAGGGCGAAGGCGTCGCCGTCCTCGACGGGGATGGTCGCCTTCAGGGTGATGCGGAGTTCCTGAGCCATCAGGCGGCCACCCCGCCGGCCTTCGCCGGCTCGATCTTGAAGGTGGGCTTGCCGAACTCCAGCGTGCGGGCCGGTTCGAACAGGGTGCGCAGGCTGGCCGGCCAGCTGGTGTAGGCGCGCTCGCTGACCTTGCGCTCGACGGTCAGGTAATCGCCGACAGGTTCGCCCATGTCGAGCAGCTGGGCCTCGATGTCGACCAGCTTGTCCTGGTCCCACTTCGGCTTCTTCGGCAGATCGGCGGCGACGATGAAATCGCCGACGGCCAGGGTCACCTTGCCGCTGTCCTTGCCGAGGACGCGGCGCTGGGCGGTGGCACGCTCGCCGAAGCGCACCAGCAGCGCGGCCTCCAGCGCCGCCTTGACGGCCTTCAGGCGGTTGTCGAGGGCGCTGACTTCCTCTTGCAGGAGGTGGAGCTGGTCCACCGGCAGCGCGGCGCGTTCGCCATGCTGCATGGCGAGGAATTGGTCGAGGGTCACACGGTTGCTCATGGGGGAACCTTTCCGGGTCAGGGGGTGGTGAAGTTCTGGTGGAGGCCCCACCAAGCGATCAGCGCCGACTCGGCGCGGCCGTCGTCCTTCACGCGGGCGAAGAGGCCAGCCTGGGTGGGGAAAAGGTTCTTGGCGATGGCGCGGGAGGCGTCCTTGCCGCTGTCCTTCTGGATGCGATGCCAGCGCTTCCAGGTCTGCGGCGGCACCATCTCGGTGCGGATGTTGAAGGCGGCCAGAGCGCCGAGGATGCCGCCGAAGGTCTTGCCGAAGGCGAACATGGAGCTGACGCCCTGACCGGGCATGGCGCCCACCTGCTCGACGACGGCGACGTCGGGGCGCAGCTCGCCCTGGATGACGCGGGCCAATTCGATGAAGTCAGGCTCGGTCTTCTTCTTCCCGCCGCGGGCGAGCTGCAGCACCGGCAGGTCGTAGACCCGGATCGAGGGTCCGTCGAGATAGGTCAGGGCACCGGACAAGCCGGGGTCGATGCCGAGGATCACGGCCATGGGGAAGGCTTTCAGTCGGTGGGGAGAGGGGAGCAGCCGGCGCGGTGCAGCGTGGCGCGCAGCTTGGCGAGGTAGACGAGGCGGACCGGGCCATCCCAGCCGTTCGGGGAGAAGGTGAAGGCGTGCTTCCGACCGTTCGCCACGAAGCACAGGCGGGGGTGCTTCTTGGCGCGTCCCAGGCGGTAATCGGCGATACCATGCCGGGCCAACTCGGCCGTCAGCAGCTTGATGAGAGGGCGGCCTTTCATGGCTCACCCGCCGATGATCAGGCTGAAAGCCAGAAGCCCAGCCCACAGCAGGGCCAGCGCAACCGCATTGCCGATCAGCGGGAGAATAGGCAAAGCGCGGGCGTTCGCGCCCTTCGGCGCGTTGATCGGAACCACCATCGACAGGTCTCCGTCCAGGCTGTGAGCGCGCTATCGCGGCTGCGGAGCGGCGCTCTTCGGTTCGAGGGCTTTGACTTCCAGGGTGCAGCCGTAGAAGTCGTTCGGCGTGACGAGACCTCCGGTCTCCTTCACGATCCTGGCCATCACGTCAGGCTGAGGGATGCGCTTGCCGCGCCGGTACCGGTTGACCGCTGCCTGGGTCGAACCGATGAGGGCCGCGAAGGACGTTTCCGTGTGCCGAGCGAGGGCTAACCATTGGTCCAGCGTCATAACGAATTGGATTACACCAATTCAGATTATCGCGGCAAGCGGTATGTGCAAACCGGTGTGGACTTTCTAATACCAGTACGGTATCGTTCAAGCATGAGCACATTGCGCGAATTGCGGCAGGCCGCCGGGTTGAGCCAAGAGAAGCTGGCAGAACTGGCCGGGACCTCGCAGCCGCAGATCAACAAGCTGGAAGCCGGTCAGCGGAAGATGACCGTCGACTGGGCCGTGAAACTTGCGAAGCCGTTGGGCGTCGAGCCCGCGGCGCTTTTAGGGCTGGGCCTCATAGAGCCCCCTTTATCGGGATCGGAGCTCAAGAACACTACAAGGGCCCTCCGCAACGCAATCACCGCGCAGCCTCAAGCCCTAGTCCTTCCCAACAATCCTCACGAAAACATGCCAGTCCGCGCCGCAGCCCGCGGCGGTGTCGATCAGGAGATGTTCCTGGAGGACGGCCCCATCGATTGGGTGAAGAAACCGGACTACCTGAAGAACGCCCGCGATCCGTACGGTATGTATGTGGTCGGCGAATCGATGATGCCCCGTTTCCGACCGGCTCAGATCCTTCACATCAACCCGTACAAGCCCCCGGCCTGCGGCGCCGGCGTAATCGTCGTGAAGCGCAACCAAGCCATCCTGATCAAGGAATTCGTTCGGCGGTCACCGGAGGGCGTGGTCCTGCGGGAGTACCAGCCGGAGGCGCGGGAGTTCACCGTGGCCGAGGAAGACCTCGACACCGTCCATACCGTCGTCGGACTACAGGAGCCATAACCCATACCGGATTGGATTTAGAAAGCTCTGGACTGAAAACACCATGTCGGCATAGCGTCTCCCTGCGGCTGGGCATCAAGCCCGCCGGTCAACCAGGGAGGCGCTTTTGTTTGGGCAGGCCGCCCCGCGGTGGGGCGATGCAGAATTTGCGGGAGTTACCCGCAAATCGCCTCAGTATGAGCAGAAAATTCGGGGCACTGATGATGCACTCGTCGAGTGCATCATTCCACACGGCGCGTGAAATGATCGTCGGTGGCCACAGGCCAACAGCCCAGTTTGGTTTATCGGCAGAACTGAGAAACCAGTTTGCGACACCATGTCACGAACCAACTCACCAAACCGCTGGCCGACGCGGTCAGGAAGGCTTCTTCTCCGCCTCGACCTCTAGTGCAATCTGGATGAGACGTCGGATTGCCTCGCCTTCAGTATCGACCTGATTCGCAAAGCGCCATTCACGGATCGCGCGCCGCAATGACGGCTCCATCAGCATCTGAATGCGCTCTGTCTTTGGTTCGCTAGCCATGCAGCCGAACCTAAGCGGGACACTGGATGTAGGCAATATGCTTGACATGTGTATGTCGCTTATGAAATGTGTGACATACACAACCTACACATATGGGTCGGAGGATGCAATGATTTGCGTTGCAGCATCGCCAAGCTTGATTAGTCGGGAAGGGACTGCGCCCCTTTCATCGGCAGACTTGAAGGGGTTCGCGAACGACGAGCCTCGTATTCGCGACCTTAGAGTCGCAGAGCGGCTTGGCATGGCTCAGCCTCTCAACATCCGTCAATCCATCGAGCGAAACCGCGCCGAGTTAGAGAGCTACGGATTGGTTCACACCACGTGTGAGCCAATCCGTAGCGGCAAAGGTCGCGTTACGATGGTCACGATCTACTGGCTCAACGAGGGTCAGGTGCTGGTCATCTGCATGCTGTCCCGGACGCCCCAGGCCGCCCAGGTCCGCAAAGAGGTGATCGAGGTCTTCATGGCCTACCGGCGCGGTCTCCTGACCGGCGAGATCGCCCAGGTCGCCAACGACGCGCCTCGTCGCGGTCGTCCACCCGGCCTCTCAGTGGACCTGCCGGAGAAGGCCCGGCTGGTCTGGGCCTACATGGAGCCCCGGCTGTCGGCCGAGTCGTGGATGCCGATCGCCCTGTCGGACGTGGCCGCCGGCAGCGGTGTCCGCTACTCCTCGGTCAGCACCGTCGTGAACGCCCTGGTCGACCGCAAGCTGCTCTGGCGCCGGAAGGGGCCGCACCAGAAGGCGCCGAACGAGTACCGGCTCCGCCTCGAGGGATCGACCAGGGAAGCGCCGAAGATCGCCGCGGCACCGCCGGCCGGGCTGGTGGGTCTGCGCGAAGGCTATGCCGTCGTCCAGGGCCAGCTGATCGACATGACGCCACCCAGCTACCGGAAGGGCGACCGTGTCGCCGTGCGACTTCGTAACGGCAATCTGGGACTCTACACGCTGCTGGAGGACGCCCCCGACCGGCACTTCCTCTTCCACCACTGCCTGAGCTGGATCGGGCGCGTCGACGATGGCGTCCGAAGCTCGGAGGGATACCGCTCGCACGAGAACGTCATCGTCATCGGCCGGGTCGTCGGGCCGGCCCTCCCGCCGCCGGCCGATGCCGGTTGACACTACCCCGCTTGTCCTTGCCGGAACTGGAAACCGGCGCGACACCCACCCGGAGGATCGGTAGCAGCATGGTCGCGCGACTCGATGACATGGCCGCCCTGCCCTTCTGGCCGCGCTTCCTCAGCCGTGAGCAGGCTGCGGCCTACCTCGGGGTGTCGACAACCACCTTCGACGAGGAGGTGAACGCCGGTATCTGGCCACCGGGCGTCCGACGCGGCGCCCGGGAAGGCCGGATCACCTGGGATCGGGTCGCAATCGACCGGGCTGTTGACTCCGGCCCCTTCGCGTCGAAGATGCAGGAAGCGGAGGACGACGACTATGACCGGCGGCGCGAAGCCCACGAAGCCAAAAGGCATAAACAGCGTCAGGCGCACGCTCGCTGACGGCACCGTCCGTTTCTACCACTACGACCGCGCGACCAATCAGAAGCTGGAGGGAGAGCCGGGCACCGCCGAGTTCGAGGCCAGCCTCCGCCGAGCACGCCGCGCCGGCCGGCCGCGCCGCGCGAAGGCCAAGAAGCCCGAGTCGGCTTGGAAGGTCATCGGCCACGCCTATCAGCAGAGCCCCGAATACCTCGTCCTGGTGCCGAAGACGCGCCGGGACCGGGACCGCATGATCGGCGAGATCATCGACCGGTTCGAATTCCAGACCCTGACCGATCTCAGCCGCCGGCGCGTGCGGGAGGATTTCTACCGCTGGCGCGACGAGCTGGCCGCCACACCGGCGAAGGCCGACAAGATCACCGGCCTCATGTCGCTGCTGCTGCAGTTCGCCTACGACCGCGGCATGGTCGATGTGAACCACGCATCCCGCATCAAGCGCCTGACCAGCCACGGCTCCCGCAAGGACATCATCCTGACCAGCGAGCAGGAGGCCGCCCTGCTGGCCGCCGCTCCGCCGCATCTGGCGCGGGCGATCCGGTTCGCCCTGCTGACCGCGGTGCGCCAGCGGGACATGTGCAGCATCCGGCGCGACCAATACCGCGACGGCTGGCTGCACATCATCCCGACGAAAACGCGGAAGACGACCGGCGCCCAGGTGTGGATCCCGGTCTTCGCCCTGCCCCCGCTCCAGGAGCTGATGGAGGAGCTGCTCGCCCTACCCGACTGCGGCGGCGCGCTGCTGCCCTGGGACGGCGAGCGGGGCTATCGGGCGCTGGAGCCCGGCAACGTCGATTACCAATGGCGCAAGCTGCGCGATAAGGTCCTGGGCGAGGATGTGGACCTGCACTGGCACGACCTGCGCGGCACGGCCATCACGCGGCTCTATGAGGCCGGCTGCACCGACGCCGAAGTGTCCTCGATCTCCGGACATGCAGGCCGGTCAGAGACCAGCCTGCGCGACTATCAGGCCCGGACGAGGAAGCTGGCGCTGGGGGCGTTTGGAAAGCTGGCGCGGTCGGCCGCCGAGCCAGGGGATCGAAACGTAGTGGCCTTGGTGCGTTAGGCGCTCCCTCACGAGCTACCCAACTCCAGTGAAGAGTGTTGCAAAATCGCGTCTCCACTGCCGAGTCTCTTTGCTTTAGAACAGGCTCCGGGTTCCACGGGGCGAAAACGGTAGCTATGACAACGGAGGCCACTCAACGCGGCAGCCGCAAGGTTATTGTCAAGGATAGCGAAGTAAGAAGCGCTCTCCATAGGAAGGTGTTGGCTGAGCACCATGAGGAACCCGACACCCTTGTTCTAGACGAGCTTGGGCTTGAGCATGGAACCTGCAGAGTAGATGTCGCGGTCATTAATGGCAGCATCCACGGTTACGAGATAAAAAGCGATGCAGATACCCTGGAAAGGTTGCCTTTTCAGATCGAAGTTTACTGCCGTAGCTTAGACAAAGTAACTCTTGTGTGCGGAGCCGCTCACCGAGAAAAAGCCGAGGCAATTATTCCGGATTGGTGGGGCTTAAAATTAGCTATCGGCGGACCGCGACGGGCTGTCCACTTTGAAGATATTAGACGCCCGAAGCTAAATCGATCAATTGATGCCGAAGCCGTTGCGACCCTTCTCTGGAGCCACGAGGCTCTTGCCCTCCTCCAAGCTGCAGGAGCAGCCAAGGGTATGAAGGGCAAAAGCCGCGCTGTACTTTATAGGCGCCTTACGGAAGTGATGCCGCTGGAGCAGCTCCGTGACCAGGTGAGGACGTGCCTGAAGGCCCGGACGCAATGGCGCTCATCTGCCCCGCCACGAAGGTTATGTGGTGGTTGACCCCAATTCGGACCCAAGTTTCCAAGTTCCCAGCTTTTGCGGTGCCCGAAGCAATGTCATGGATCTCCTGATCACCAGCGCTGAAATGAGAACCGCAGTAGTCTGGGTGAGAAACTAGTGTTGTTGCGTGAGTGTAGAATTGGGTGTACTTACCACCGCCCGGCGTCTTTACCCCCTGCCCTCGAAGTACAAGCCAATAATCTTCCCGCGTATAACGAACACTTGCGCTTGGGTTTACGAGAACGGGGTCAATGTCACCGAGAACCGGATGCACCGTTGCATAGTCGCCATAGGCAGGAATGCGTGGGAGGGTAGCCCCGCGAACAGCGTTGTAGATCAGCCAGTCGATCCGCGGAATTGTATGGGTGCCGACCGCGTAACCTCCGAGTGCCTGCGGGAACGCTCCGCCGACCAACGTCAGCGAACGCAGAATTGCCGCATAGGGCAGCGCACGGAGACCTGCAACGATCATTCTGGCCAGGAGACCAGGGTTTGAAACGGAATCGACCGCGCTGAGATCGACGATCACGTCACACTGATCCGCTGGCGCACCAATCGACGCCATTAGGTTTGCCAGATCGAGAGCAAGACTTGGTCGATCGAGGTCTGCAAGTTCAAGCCGGAGGCAGGCCCCTCGGCTATCGATGGAAACTGCATTCCGCACCGCCGCTTGATAAGCGGGGTCGCGGTCGAAGCTCGTTACCGGTACAGCCTGAAGACCTGCGGTTCGCGCATCGCTGAACACAGCAGTCACAATGTGCGTGGTACCACCGACACGGGCATGGGCTTCCACTTGGCCGGCATCGATGAAGAGTGGAGCATTGATGCCCCAGCTTTGAACGAGTTGCGGAACATATCGCACAGCGCGAGCATCGAATGCCGCATCAATGCCTGAAGCGTTGGGATCGAAATCAGCCTCGTACAGGAGATCAAATAGTGGCGTCATCCACCGCCTTGCGGCCGGTGTCAGCGCAGCAACAGCATTAAGTTCACCACGCTTGCATTTCAGAAGGGGAACGTAGTGGTTCTGGTCAAACATAGCAGCTCCAACTGACATGGTTGCGAGTTGCCTTGACGCCTGACCACCGTGTCGCTTACATACACAGGTATGCAGAAGGCAGTGCCAAGGCAACACGTTGTCACGGCACAGGAACCGACCGAGTTGGCGCTCGGCCGGTTCTTTTATTGCCGCATCCTATCAAGATTAGGTAATCCGAAATTGGATTCAACATCTTATAGTTTTTAGCGGCATTGCTTGGCTTTCTAGGTAGAAAACGGCGTTTGCAAACTCCTGCAAAACGGCTGAAAAACGCAGCGAAATCAATGTCGTTGGCTTTCAGTGGCAGAGCCGGACGCCGCCGTTCAGCGTCAGGCCGGAATGCGGCAGCCACAGCGTGCCGAGCCAGCGCTTGGCCTGGGTGCCGCGCCAGGGCAGCTCGTCGGAGCCGACATAGTCGGCGCTGGCGAACTCCTCGATGCCCAGCAGCTGGCTCCACTGCTTCCAGCCGACGACGGCGAAGCGCTGGCCGTCGTCCGGCACGTCGGCCTCGCCCATCATCTCGAAGGCGGCCAGGATCTTCGCCTTGGTCAGCCCGTCGGTGGCGCCGCCGGCATAGTTGACGGACTTGTTCAGCTCGGCGATCAGCAGCTCGTCGGTCTTGCGGCCCAGCGCATAGGCGCCGGCATTGGCGATGATCTGGCGCTCGTCGATGTTGGTCTTCAGCTCGTCCAGCCGGTCGACCCAGTCGCCGGCATAGAAATCGTACAGCGCGCATTCCACCGGCGTGTGGTCCAGGTTCATCACCGGAACCGCGCCGTGGCGCGACTTGGTGGAGGCGGCACCCTTGCCCACCTTCTGGAAGACGGTGGAGGCGCCCTGCACGTTGTTCTTGCTGCGCACCGTGTTGCGCAGCTTGGAGCCCATGCGCTGGTAGGCCTCGTGGACCTCGCGCTCGAACTGCTTGACGAAAGCCTGGGCGATGCTGGTCGACAT